GAACGTTTTGGTAAGTTAAGTAACACAAGTACCAAACTAGAAGTATATGAAAAACACTTTCCAAATCTCATGCAAAGATATAAAAAAGATGGTTTTGAAATGCTTCAACACTTAGACACAGAACTAAGACCTGAATTAATTAAATTATATGGGCAGTACAGTCAAGAATATAAAATTGACTATGAAGATCTAATAAGGAAACTAAGACATGGCTAAAAAGATGTTAATTACCGGTGCTAGCAGTGGTATTGGTAAATCTATTGCTGATAAATTTGAAAATTCAGAATATGACATTATTACAGTTGCAAGAACTGGTGATATGACTGAGAATGGTGACTTAATGGATGCAGAATTTAGACAATATCTAATAGACAAATACAATCCTTACATCTTTGTTAATAATGCTGGTGCATTTATGAGTGACATTACCCAAACTATGACTTTAAATGTAGTTGCTGCTATGCATCTTTTTGAAGGCTTTTATCAAAAAATGATGAGAGGACATATTATTAATATGAATAGCTTTGGCTCTAAACTTGCTGGTTATCCTGATATGGGTAGAGAAAGAGCAAACTATTATGCTAGTAAAAAATCTTTTTTAGAATTTGTAAGAATGCACGCAAGAAACAAAGAAAGACCCATTCATATTTGCAGTATTATTCCTAGTGTAGTTCGTTCAGGCATGAACGATATGGATGATATGTATAAAAACATTCCTCACGATTATGATAAAGTAGATTACAATTCTACTTTTCCTATACCACCTGAGTATTTAGCAGATACGGTTGAATGGATTATCAATCAACCACCATATGTAGACATTGAAGAACTTGTAGTAACAATGCACAATAAAATAACTTCTTTCAATCCAATGGTAAGTACTAACGTTGGACTAAAGCAGAAATATAAAACAACGAGAAAATAATATGAGACCAAATACTGGAGCAAAAATACCTGTTTTAAATTGGAAAGACGCAGAAGAAGTTTTGTCAAATCCTCACTTCTATCATGTGTATAAAATCAAAGCAGATATAGACTTAAGTTTGTATAGAGACCTTTATCAAAAAACCATAGACAAATATGAATTCTATGGCAAAGATGGTCTTAACACCTATGACGCCATATCTCTACAATATAATAAAAGCGAAGGCAAAGATCCTTATTCAGACGGTGTAGAATACGGTGGTCTAAATAAAAATGATGATGGTGAAATCATCTTTAATCCTAATTCTTTTACAGGTCGTTTAGATGGCGCAAAAGATAGAAGTGATAAGAATGATATTGGAGATATGTGGAAAATTTGGTTTGATTACTTAGAAGATAAATTTCCTAATATTCACCTATTTAGAACAAGAATTTTAAGAACAAAACCTGGTCATTCAGCTCCTATGCATATCGACGAAGAAGCAAGCAGAATACATTTACCGATCTTTACAAACAAATACAATATTATGTGGTTTCAAGAAACACCTTATTATTTGCCAGCTGATGGAAGCATATACTTGTGTAATACAGGAGCAGTTGCTCATCAATTTGCTAATTTATCAGGTTTTTCTCAGTGGATGGGTGAAGAAATAGCTAGAGTGCACTTAGTTACTGTGGCAAAACCTAAAAGTAGGATGTATACGAATTGGGCATAAGAGATACATGGCTGCATAAATTAGATATCGATATAGATATTGATAAACTTCGCCATCAGTTTGTAAACGAAGTCATGCCACTTGGTGATCCAATAATTCAAGGTGAAACGTATGGTAGTAAATTTGGTGGTTGGGGTGTTCTTACTGGTGACGGTGACTGGAAGAATGGTATGGTTAGCGGTCAACTTGCATTTGGAGATGATGGCTACGATTTTAAAGCAGCACACGATCATAATATTCATCACGAATTTAACTACAAACATAAAACAGAAATATGCACTGGATATATCGAAAAGATCATAGATCAAATTGATGATATGGGATTACATCCAAGAAGAGCTAGATTTACTGTGCTTCAAGCTGGCGGTGAAAGTACTATACACACAGATGCATTACCAGGTAAATACGCATTGAGATTGCATATTCCACTTATAACAAACGAAGATTGTGTTCATATTGTGTATGATGAAGATGACAATGTTATTGATGAAGTTAATTTAAAAGCTGATGGATCTGCGTATGTTATGTGGGTAAACAACAGACACCAGATTAAAAACAACTCCGATAAAGATAGATATCATTTATTGATGAGCGTTTGGGATACAAAACCTGTTCATGGACCTTTTCATTATCCTCAGAAAAGTATTAACAAGCTAAAAATAATGGCTGCTGCTCATGAAAATCAGTTAAAAATTGTGCAGTACAGAAGTGAAAAAGAAAAAAATTGGAATGATCCGAAGACTTATTCGTATTCGTCTAGCACATCTGCCAAACCAGCAAAATAGTATTTAGTTCCAGACTGAGTTTGCAAATCAACAAATTCATCATATGTCATTTCTATAATCTCAAAGTCTACACCACCCATACCGCTTTCAATACCATTAGTAATGATTGGTGCTACTACTTCTTGCATTTTTAGTGCAGATTTTTTATCTTTCATTACTCTCCAAGTAACCATAACAAAATCACCGTTATCGTTACCCACACTATCTAAAGTTCTTAGAAAGAAAAGCAAAGTATTATCATCAACAAAAGGCTGTTGGCAATTTAGAATATCTGCAAGTTGGTCTTTTGTAAAATGAGAATAGATATGAAGACCAAATCCTGATTCATCAAGACCTTCGCTTTTGTCTACTGTCATTGTTGTTTTAGATGCCCACATTTATTATACCTCTTTGTTATTTATTATCTCAGTTAGCTGTTCGTAGGAAAGGTCATAAAACGAAAGTTTAAACATATACCTGTCATACGGTCCATTTTTCACACCATGCGTGTGGGAGACATTAAGTACAGCTTTATGATACTTACACTTTTCCATACCTTCATCATCAAAAAACATTACATTAGCATTGTGTGCTTCTCTATCGTGTAACAAACAATTTACAGCACATTGAACTTGATCATCAATATGAGGAGTTAAAATAGAATTTGCTAGTAGTTTGTGGTATAATGTTTTAGGAGTATATTTTTGAAGACCATAATATTCTATGAATCTTTGTGATTCTTTTAAAGCCACTGGCATATCGTGGGTATGGTCGTATACAACTTCAAAAGGAGATTTATCAGCGTCTGAATATCTATCGTCTACGTACTTGTCCCAATCTACAAATGAAAAACACTCTTTTTGTAGAGCTTTTTCATCAAATTCAAAGGTGATATCGGTTACGTTTCTCATGACAATAAATAGTATAGAGTATTTATTATGAATTTTGTTTGTTTAAAATGGGGAAAGCGTTACTCTGCTGAGTTTGTTAACAAGCTCTACGGTATGCTCAAGCGCTATCACACAGACTTTATATTACATTGTGTAACAGAAGATTCTACTGGAATTGATAAGAATGTTCGCATTATTGACTTGCCTGATTTAGGTGTAGAAAAATGGTGGAACAAAATGATTCTATTCAAAGGAGACTTTGAAGTATCTGACGGTATCTTTCTCGATTTAGATCTTATTTTGCAAAGTAATTTAGAATTGTTTTACAAACCATCTGAAAATATGAAATTCCTATTTACTGATTGGATAGACCTTGAAGCTTTAGGAAAAATAACATTTGGCGATGGATACAAATATTGCTCTATAAATTCAAGTGTTTTGTCTTGGAACAAAGACACTCAAAAAGATCATATATGGGAAGACTTTATTTCTAACAAAGAAAAAATCCTTTACTTATATAAAGGTATTGATAATTATATAGAAAATAGACACACATATGATTTGTATGAAACAGGAAATGCATACTCATATTGGAATTGCAATGAAGAATACAGAAAAACACCAATTATTTTGTTCGACTATAAGCAAACAAAACAAGATGAAATTGACAAACCATGGATCCATGAGTTATGGTCAAGCTAAAAAGATTATACGCCAAGGCTATACCATGCATGATTCAGAATTAATTAATGAAGCTCATAGGATTTGTAGTGAAAGATACTTTGAGATGATGCGTAGAGGAAAAATATGACATTTCACAGCAATGACATTAGAAATGACAAGTTACTAACTAGATATTATCTAGATAAGTTTCCAATACCTGTGTGGGAATGGTCACGTCAAATGCAAGAAATTTTGTATAGACATCCTCATAGAGCTGAAGATTTTGCAAGATCTTTTTCTCGAAACCAGTTTGTAGCAAAAACTTGGGCGCTTGAAACTATGCAAACAATTCCTGCACCAGAGTTAGATGATAATCCAGTCTTCACTATTTGCGGTTCTTGGTATGGAACTATCTTTGTTCCTTTGATCAGATATATTTTTGGTAATAATACTAAAATGAATCTTGTTGATTTTGATAAAGGTGCACTTGAAATGGCTGGACAACTTCATGGTCACAAAACAATAAAACATTTTCATTTAGATTTAAATTGGGATCTACACAGAGTGAAAAGAATGTCAACAGATATTCTTATTAACACATCAATGGAACATCTTTATCCATGGACTAATGAAAGTTTTGGCGGTAAGCTTTGCGTATTTCAATCTAATAACTTTACACAAGACCATGCTCATATTAACTGCTCTGAAACATTAGAGGAATTTGTAGAAAGTATGAACATGGATGAAGTGTATTATAGTGGCGAAATACCTTTTCATGATTTTGACGATTTTCACAAGAGATTTATGGTAATTGGTAGAAAATGATAAACGTATTTTGCACAAGATGGGGTGAAAAATATCCTGTTGAATATGTTAACAACCTTTACTTTATGGTAAGAAGACACTTGCCTATGGAATTTAGATTCTTTTGTCAGTGCACTACCACAAGAGGTCTTCATCCTAAAATTGAACAATTACCTTTCTTAGAAGATCTTCCTAATTCTACGCCTGAAAAGATGTGGGCATCTCCTGATCATGTAAGAGGTTTGCCAAGACTTTGGGATAGACCTAAAATGAACTATTGGAAACCCAATGGTTGGGGTATTAAAGGTCAAAAGATAGCTTTTGATTTAGACGTAATTATTCAAAAAGATCTTACACCTTTGATAGAACTTCATCAAGATAAAATTCTTTTTGGTAGATCTTGGTGGCATGATATGGACTTAGAGAAAAAACCTAGATGGAAAAAATGTCATAGCGCAAAAATCAATGGTGGTTGTTTTATGTGGAATGACGAACAAAGTAAACCACTATGGAATGATGCGAAAAGAAATGCTGAAAAGATTTATCATATCTATACGGGTGGAACAGACAACTGGCTTTCTGAAAAACACATAGACAAATTTGATTTTATTCCTTCTTCTATGTATTATTCATTTAATAGAGGATGCGAATGGCCAGATGATATTCAAATGCATAAGCTAAGAGAAGATAAAATAGTTTGTGTGTTTAATTGTGACGTTGGCGATCCATTACATTTTGAATTACACGAAGCAGCAAAGGTACAACCATGGGTCAGCAAATATTGGCATTAAGAATTGGGGATAAATATGGCCCTGAGTATGAACACTATTTAAAATCTAAATTTGACAATATAACATTTATCAATAAACCTTTCTTTACAGAAATGAAACTGCAATGGAACAAAATGTGTGGAATGCGCTTTGACACTGATGAACCTTTAGTAGTTATAGATATTGATATGCTGTTTATGAATGATTATGAAGATATCATTAATTACCCTATCAAGAAAGGTGAATTTCTTGGAATGAAGTCTTGGTGGAAAGACACAGAAAAACCAGGCTATTCTTTGAACGGTGGTTTTTACAAGTATTATCCAAAAGATTGCAGATACATATTTGATAAATTCTATAGCGATATAGACTATTGGCAGGAATATTACATTAAGAATGGAACAACTGTTGGACCAGTAAATGGTGAACAGTATTTTGTAGAAGATTCTGTAAAAGAAAGATTAGAACTAAAATTTCTTCCTCAAGAATGGTATGGTAAAATGATTCTTCATCCAACTACTAAATGGTTGGAAGAATGCAACAATGCATATCCAGGTGATTACTTTTATAAAGATGGAAAATTTAACGAAGACGTTAAGATTGTTCACTTTCAAAGATCACATTCGCTTCATGAATTATTGCAAACAACTCTACAGGAGTAGTTGCTTTTCTAATTCTTGATTTTAGCTCTTTAGACGCGTCTCTTACACTTGGAATATCAAAGACTTCGATCTTCATTCTAAATAGATCTTCATGAGAATAATTCGATCCAATGTGAGCTACTGAAATAGATGGTACTTCAACAGGAACTTCTTGAACTACTTCAACAACTCTCTCCACTGTAACTGTTTCTGGATCTTGTTCAACAATTACTTCTTGAGTATATTGACCACCTTTAGCTTTCCACTCTAGGTATTCAGCAAAGTCTCTTTCAGTTTCTTCTTCATTAGCGCTGTATAGATTAGTCATTTCTTGAATTTGATCAATGTCAAATGTTGCAATCAATTTACTAAACATGCTACCAGGAACAATATTTGTAGAAAGATTTTCGATTCTACCCCAACCTTCAGAATCAAAGTATGCTGTTTGAACAAGTGTTCTAGATGTATCAGCAAACATAGCATAGATGAAGTTTAATTTACCGTTATTAAACTCTTCTCTTTTTCTTTGGGCCATAGTAACTTGACCTCTTTTTGGGCCTTGTACTGTTGGTTCGGTTGTATCTTCTGTAGTCATGATTTATTTATTCCTAACCTATTAGATTAAAATAGTATGTGTTTATGTTACTAGCTGATCCATTTGGAGTTGCTGTAGTAGAGTATGTTGGATCAGCAAATGAAAACGATGAGGGCTGACCTGTTTGTTTCTTATCTACAAAAGATCCTCTATTAATACCTGTTTGAGTAGTTGATACTGTGTAATTTAAATTGCCATCATCTAATCTTCTACGTAAAACTGGAAGTAAAATATTATTTACCAAGTTAGCAGTGATTGCATCGTCTTTTTCTCTTAAAACATTTGCTGTAGAATTCCATCCAACTGGATAAGCTGTAAAAGTTGGAATAGTAGTTAAAGCTGTTTTTAACCAAAGCTTATAAGTTACCGTGCCTGCAGAATATGTTGTATCTTGAAAGATAGTACCTTTATCAGTCCATGTACCTGCACCACCACTTGTAGGCGCAGATGTCGAAATTCTATAAGTTCCTACTTCATCACCACTTTTCATATCTGTAATACATTGAGCAACAATTTCATCATAGATATCAGATTCAGCTGCGCCAGCTAATTGAAGTTTTCCAGCTCCAGTATTCCAGTAAAAATAACTATCTGAGTTAAAAGTGCTAGCTGAAGGATAAGATGGAACTCTTCTATCTTGATAGTAATTATACGTAGTTACAGTATTTGTTCCAGTAGAAGCTTGTGCTGGCCAATCACCAGCGGATGGAGCAGCTGTTCCATCATAAGTAGGAGTGGTATCGTCAGCGGCATCTAGCGTTCTAGCATTATTATTAGTACTTTGAGTTGCAATGGTATTAGCAGCTGACCCAATTAAAGTATAACCAGTTGCACTACCACTTTGAACTAAACCATTTGTAATAGTGCCTGCAGACAAAAGCGCGGCATATCGTGCTCTTAGATTATAACAAATCCGATCTAATTCGGCATCTGTCATTTCTTTCAAGCCATCATTTCCTGATTTTATCTTAAGTGGTCTAGCCATATTATAACCTTTACTGTAGTAAGGAACCTGTAATTAGAACAGTGCCATTTACATCTTCAATATTTAGAGTTTGCGAGTTAGTAAATGTAGCACCACCGACTGTTAATTCCAAAGATTGCGGAGAAAGTACTGATGTTGAAGATACTAGTCTCCATTCAGCATATCTGTACGCACCATCTGAATCAAGAGTATTATTTCCAACTTTTGCTGAGTGTTGAACAATATTTAAATTTGATCTTTCAGCAGAACTCATACTTAAAGCTTTTGCTTGAGCAGTTGGATCATCAATAAGTGTAGCATCTAGATAGTAAAGCTCTGCAGCTTGCCTACCAGCAAATACTCTTCCTTTTTCTTGTTGTTTATTAGAAATTTCGATTACAATACCATGAAAATCTGCATCCGAATCAGAATCATGTGGTCTTGGAAGACCAATGTATCTATGTCTATTATCGCCTTCAGCTAATGTTAGACCAGATCCATCTGAGTCACCAGTCGATTGAAGGTAAATTTGCATTCCAAAAAGGTCTGAATCGTGTTCAGAATCATAACTAACTTTTACAGTATTAAATCCTGCATTACCTAAATCTCCGCCTACATGTGTTTCAGTACCAATAGTTACACCACCATTACCAATTAATCCTTCACTATCAGAAATAACAGTTTGTAGCCAACCAAATTCAGTTTTGTTATGAAGAAGATTATAAATCTTCTCAGCAATGGTAGCGTTAGTATCACCAGCTACTAGATTTAACCTTGAGTCGGTGTCGTCTGAATCTCTATTTTTACCTGGTCCGTAAGGAACATTTAAAGTAAGATTTCCAGCAGGAATTGCAGATGGATCAGCAACTCCACCACGTCCATACATATTCACTGTAATGATATGTGTTTCTGAATCAACAGCATCAAATCTTGGATTTTTGTTAAATCTATCATCAACCCAAAGAGAACCATTATCTACATCAAAACTAGGTGGTGTATTACCAACAACAGCAACGGCGTTCAAAGCAATAATTTCTTCTTCACCAGTAAAATCAGCTGGTCTTAATTTAAATTTATTAACAAAAGATTGATTGAATTGTTCTTGCGAAACTCCACCAATTAAACCAGTCATATTTTTTAGAACTACTGATTTTCTACCAAACAATAAACTATTGCTTATTGAATCAATACCATTTGTTGTTGTATTTAAAGTTTCTCCGATGGATGCAACTCTTGGCGTTGTCTGATCTTCACCAACTGCAACAAATGTTATTTCAATTCTTGATGCTACACTTCCTTGATCTGAGTCTCTTGTAAAGAAGAAAGTATCGCTATCATTTGGAATAAATTTATACAAAGGTGTAATTGCTTGATCTACATAGCTTGTAAATGCGAAAGAAGCCTCGACTTCTAGAAGTTTATCACCACCATAAATATACACAATAGATTTATCTACAGAGTCAAGTTCAGCTTTTACTGTAGAGTCAAGAGATGAAAGCGCAGAATTTGTATTGACAGCATCTCTAATAGCTTTTGCAATTCCTTCTTTTTCAAAATCAGAATCAGCGGAAATACTAAATTGAATATCGACTACACCACCACCGAATGCTCCACCACCTGCTGCATTCACAGGAGAAATATCTGCATCTACTGTACCATCACTATCATGTAGAACTCGTTTAGATCTATTAGAGATTGCTAAAGAGGCATACGCATCTGAGTCAAGATTGCGGTGACGGGCTGCAATAGGTGAACTGCTTGGATAGGTAAAAGCAGCATTAGTAAGCGGTCTTTCGCCTGCATCAGAATCAAGTAAATAACTTTGACGAATTCTAAGTGAGATATTGTTACCAGCTTCGTCTGAATCTAAAAGTCTGCGAGCAATAACTCTAATCTGTGCACCATTTTGAAACTGCTGACCTGAGATTGAAGAACCTACTAGTCTATTTGCAGGAACATCTCCTGTTTTAGTAACAATCAATACATCAGAAGTACCATCCGAATCTCTTGTAACAGAAGGTCGTTTAGTATACAACTTTCTGTTAGACAAGTTAATCGCAATTTCGCCTTCTTCGATCTGATCAGTTTGAGGCTGACCTTCAGCATTTAAACCACTTGATTGAGATCTTCTATGTTGGTATACCGGTCTACCGTTACTAAAATTAATTGCCATTGTTTTATCCTAAGTATTGAATGACTGCTGAGCCAATAAATGGTTTTTCAGAGAAAATCAGAATATTGCCACTATCATCTACTATATTTGTTACTGTAATTTCTTTATACATATCATCTACATCTGCAAAACCAGTGTAACCATCACCGCTATAACCAGCTGTATTCGATCCGGCTGCAGCACCTTGGCTGCCCCAAACTGTTTTAAATCTAACTGCTTTTGCAGTTTCTGAATCAGATTCGTTATCAATTGCATTGTACAATTGAGTTCTAATTACATCAAGGAATTCTGTAGTTACTGCAGCTGTATTATCTGTTTGATAAGATCTTTTGTAAATTTTAAAATTCATTAATTTGGTTACTGATTCAAAATCTCTTTGGCTACCAGATGTACCTTTTGTAATAGGTAATACATAATACCCATTAGCAACTTCAGTAGAACCATCAACTGTAAGTGCTGAAGAAAGCTGATGCCACTGTTCTGAATCCCATGAGTCTTGATAAGTTGTTGTTACAGTCGAAGACGATAATCTTACATCAGATGTGTTAAACACCCAACCAATATCGTGACCGCAGTAAACAAATTCGTATATGGTACTGTTTGTTCTTAGTTTTACTGGAGAAGAAGCATATCCTCCTGATACAATAGTTCCACCAAAGTTAATGTTATAATCTAAGAAGCCTTCAGAGTCTACAACTTTTTTAGCAGAGCAATTTTGGAAAGAACCATTATAGTCTCTTATTTTTGTATGATTAGAATTAGGATATGTTAGACCATTTCCTGATGTGGCTTGAGACCATTCAACTCTTTGATCGCTATCTGCAAATTTATAAGGCGATGTCCAAACATTTATTTCTTTACCATTTGATATCGATTCGCGAGATTCACGAATCCTAATAACATCACCAATTTCTGCAAGTGGGAGAACAAGATTAACTCTTCTTACGCTCTCAACACCACTTAGATCAACATCAATTTGTTCACCTCTAGAAAGAAAATACATTTCAGAATCTAAATAGAGATCTGGAATTCCATCACCATCAGAATCAGCAAAGATCTTAAAACCAGTTTCAGAATCAAAGAATCTAGTGCCAGCACCCTGATTATCTGAATCTATACCAGTTGTTCTAAATCCAACTCTTTGAAACTTTCCAGTTCCATGAAGTTCACCTACTCTATATTCGAATTCACCGAAGTTTCTACGATATCCGTAATAAGGTTGTGTGTTATCTGTACCAACTGGATTATCACCAAAGTTTTGATATACATCAGCAATAAGGTCATTTATCTTTGCACCACCTTTACGAGCTGAATCACCAGTGCCAGAGTCTGGCGAAAGGCCGAGGTTAATTAAATCACGAGTTCCCATAGTTTATTTATTCCTTACTATAAATTAATATCTCTAATAATCTTAACAATATTTCCATCAGAATCGCTAAGGTTAATAACTCTAGGACTATACTGACTATCTGAATCAAGGATAGCTGATGCATCTTCTGTAAAAGCAAAACCAACTTCACTTCCTATAAGATCACTATCACCTCTTCGCAAAGCATATAAGTTTTGTCTATCAGAATCTGTAGATCCTGGTGTGGCAATTGCTGCTCTTGAATCGAAAATTACTGTAGTGTTTGCAACTGGACCAGAAATAAAGACTTTACTATCAAATTCAAGTTGCCATTCAATTGTTCTTCTACCTGCAATCTCTCCAACCCAGTCATCTGTCCAAGTAGCTGCTGTAAGAGTAATCGGCATATCAAAATCATTTGTAGGTACCGGTGTATCTGAATCAGCATCAGCTGGAAAATGTCTAACTTTTACGGTATACGCTGGCTGAAAGAAAGGTAAAATCTGTTCTATAATCTGCCATCCATCATTTAAGTTTTTTGTTTCAATGTATAAAGAGAATGAAAGATTATATGGAACAGGAGTCTTGATGTTTTGTCTTCTGCCTTTAGAATCTGGTGTGCGAATAAAATCTTGCTTACTAGTAAGTTTTCTATTTACATCATAGTTCATTGCAACTAGTTCATAAGACATTCTTGGAAGAAGTTTTTCAAACATCTCTTCTTCAGGTTTAAATTGTTTTTGAGCTTCAAGCCATTTTGCTCTTGGTCCATACGCAATAGGAACAGGAACTAATTTCCCATCTCTTCTTTTCAAAACAATATTATTAAAGAGACTACCAAAGACTGCAGTTGCGTTCTTAATAGTTTCGTGATAAAAGTGACGACCAATCATTAAATATCATCCAAATTTCTAATTCCAGGCACTTTGTGTGCTCTTGCTGTATAGTCATCAGTTAGATTTTTAGGTCTTTCGACAACATTACCTTCATAATCAGTTACTTCTTGTTCTTCAGCTTGTTGTTCAATTACTGTGTTATCAGCCCAAGAATCAAGTATCGCATCACTATCTGTAATATCTATTGCTTTTGTTTCAGAATCAGTAAATGAAATACCTGCTTTGGCTTTTGAAACAATTTCATCAGTTGATGTAAGTTCATTTCCAACATTATCGTAAGAAACTGCAGTTGGGTTAAACTCAAGATCTTCACCAGAAAGTTCGAACAGTTTACAGTGTAATTTATACTGATAGTTATCGCCTAACTGATAAAATGCCCCATCATGGAAAGTAGTAACACGTAAAATCTCAAACACTTTAGGTACATACTGTTTTTTATTTTGTGCTGATCTACCAAATGGTATTACAATTAAATCACCTTCAAGTGGTCTTGAACGAGCATATTTAGAAAGCAAAACTTCGTAACTATCAGAATCAGCAGATCTTTGTTCCAATGTAACTCTGTAATCAGAATCTATGTTTTCAAAATTATTGATTGCAACGTTCATAATAACTTCTTCACGGAATTCAATACCGTACTGAGTCATTACATCGCCTTCACCTTCAAATCCAGCAGCGGCAGCAAGTAACATATCACATTGAAAACCTTGATCAAAAACAGATTCAGGTCTTTCGTTCCAAATATCATCAGTATAATCAGATGCTCTTGGCATATACCTTACAGTAATACCATTAACATTAATAGATTCTCTAATGAGGTTTTGAACTAATCTTTGTTCATTAGTTGAAAATCTGGCTGAATTACCAAATTGATTAATGTAACCATCAATATATGTATTTTTAATTCCAGCAGAAAGAGCATAGTCTCTATTTACTTTTTGAATAGATCTATTTAAGTTTTCGCCAAATTCAGAGTCATTGTCGCTATCGCCATCAAAGCCGCTAGATGCAATAGTAAATCCTGAATAATTGTTTGTTATAGTCATTAACCATAATACCCGGCGTCGTACCCTACTCTTACAAGTCTTGCCATAATTTCTGCAAATGCATCTTCTATATTATCAGCATCAATTCTAAAAGAAGAAGCTGTATCACCTTCAATGGCGTTAAAATCACTATATAGTAATCTTTGATTTGCAGCAGACAATTTAGATGATTGAGTTCCAGCTTGTAATCTTGCTAATGCTCCATCAAAGTCAAGTCTAAGATTTTGTGGAGAAAATTCATTTTGAACTTTCAATAAACCATCAGAGCCAACTCTTAAATAGGCAGGAGCAGAAATACCATATTCACCGTTTCTAACATTAATAGTATTAATATCAATACGACCAGATGGATTTGATCTAGAGAATTTATCTCTAAAGCTTTGTCTACTTTGGCTTGGAATATTTGTTGATAGAATTACAACATCACCTTCACTTAGATTTTTAAATGCATCAGAATCAAGACCGCCAGATATACCTCTTTTTGTAAAAGTTGTATCGCTATCCCATTGAATTTGATCAGAAGATTTAACACCAAGAATTCTAAAATCACTATCGCCTGTAGGTCTTTCAAGTCTCTGCAAACGTCTGTTTTTATCGGAGTCTGTGGCATAAACTGCTTCCATAAAATTACCAACTTTAATAAAAGCGGTACGAAGCGGATCTCCAGTGTTTGAGTTTGGAGAATTACCGATATTAATCCTTACGTTATTTTTTACTCTACGGTCTGCAGCATTAAACGAAACTTCAGTTCCACCGTCATTTAATACAGGAGCTGTACCAACTTCGTCTACACCATCACCATAGTTTGGTTTTAAAATATCACTTAGATTACGATTTGTCATTTGTAATTCCTAATAGGAGACTTTCAATTCTTTGAAGAGCATCTTGAACTTCTTCTTGTTTTTCTTCTAGTCTCAAAAGCCTTTCTTCTTTTTGTTTTTCTTGCAGCTTTTTATTTTTTGCTGCTGTATAATCTGCTCTATTAACATTTAATATAGCACCGCTTTTTTCATTACGAATATAGTTTCTCATTATATTACCGCAATAATTCTCAGATCTTTAATTGCAGGTATAAAAGATTCGTTTTGCACTTTAAAGATGATCTTAATTTTAAAGGCTTCAAACTCTTCAGCAACTTCTTCGATAAGAGAGTACTCTACAAAATCAGAAGAAGATGGGAAACTATCAAAGTTTGTTTCATTTACGGCTTGATTTCGCGGAAATGTCTGCCAATCAAAATCTTCGAATGGCGTATTATCACCAACTGGTCTGGCTTTATATTGAACAATTAGTTCACTACCAGGTTCCATATCAGCATCAAAGAGTACTTTTAGCTGATTTGCTGGTACTTCAAGTTCAACTTCATTAGTGATATATTGAGCAAACTCTTTATTATTCTGCACAGCAGCAATGTAAGAAATAAACTCATTGTGAACGTTTTCACTATCAGCAACTGTAACTTGAGTTGTTGTAAAGCCAGTTTCTAATTCTGAATCAGTAATAAAGTCTCCAACTACATATTTTTCAGTAAACATGGTTGACATAGCATCTACTCTAACAATTGGTGAAAGATACTCATTAGTATTAGTAAAGGTCAGTTTGTTTTCAAAATCAGATGTATTGGTTTTGTTCAAAGTGTTTTGAACTATCTGAGGGAAGTTAAAATCTACGAATTCATCAACATCAGCTTCAGCAAAATCTGTTTTAATATTTGGATTTTGATAATAGATAGAGTTCGTGTTATAACCATACTTGTTAGAAGCTGGTCTCACATCTACAATAGAACCACTTGTTGTTTTAATTTCTGAAGTAGCATTAGTTCCATCAAAAAGAACAGGTGAAATGTTAGTTTTCACTCTATCAAACTGAATATTAGAAGTAGCTACTGTATTAGTACCACCACCTTTACCAGCTTTAACACCTTTTCTCCAAGATACATAACTTTGTTCTGAATCAGCTTCACTCAAATCGATAAAGTATGAATCTTTAGTAGCATATTTCACATTGTGAGTTTTACCAGAAGCTGTACTTGTAAGATTTGATATTCCATCTACATTGTTAATCAAAGTAACTGGTATACCGTTTAAGTTTGACGCAGAATTAAATCTAGCGTCTTCTGAATCATTAGATGATGGGAAAAGATTATTTCCTTGAGCACCTAGAATTCTTACTTGGTGTGTATCATTAGGACCATACATACCATGGTTTTCGTGATATACTTTTACAAAGTGAGAATTTTCAAATGTTTCTAGTGCAAGACCATCATAAGTTTGACCAATTGGATTTGCATAGAAGTTATTTGTATCTTTAAACGTAATACTAGCATCTTCAGTACCAAAGTTTGCTCTATATACTTTAAACTTCATATCTCTATTTTGATCTGCAGTCCATGTCGAATTGTTTTGCGACTTAAAGAAAGAACCATAATAACCACCAACGTTTGGTTGTTGATCAATTTTACCGCCAGTGATTACATCATTTTGACCTTGTACAGCTGTCCATGCAGTTGTTTTATCAGAAGGAGTAAGTAGAACAATACAATATTCTTTGTATGCTTCAATGTAGCATGGAGCATCAAATCTAAAGTTAGTTTCAACTGTTGGTGTAGTTAAGTTTTCATTTGATTTAGACACTGTAACTCGAGAATTAGCAATAATTTCTGGTCCAGGATAGCCATTAATCATGTTTCTAATTTGACACTGTACTTGATTTTGAAGATCTCTTGTATCCACAAATCCAAGCCATACATCAACTGAAGTAATGAATGAGCCAGTTCTTCTTGGAGCATCTATGTTTGGATCAAAGTTATTTGGATTAGAACCAGCATCTAAAGGAAGAGTGAATGCTTGTGCAATCGGATCTTCATACTTAGCAGTAGTGCTTTCTACTCTGGAAACATTAGTTGAATTTCTAGCAATTGTAACATTGTTTCGAATAGTTTGTGCTCTAACTGATACCATTTCACCTACATCGAAATATCCTCTTGATGTGAATGAGCCGGCTGCAAAAGTTGTATTTGCTCCATCTAAATCAGTAATAATAAATCTTTTCACACCAGTCTTAAATGTATTAGCTGGAATAGTAAATCTTCCACGAAGTTCACCAATATTATCTGAAGTCAAAGATCCAAGAGCTCCATATTCTCTTGTAGTTGCTGTTGGATCAAAAGGAGTCTGCTGTACAAATCTAGTAACATCAACACCATCAAATTCTACTTTCAAGGGAACATTTGGTCTCATTCCTTGCACATCAAATTTTACAGTAATTGAACGCATGAAAGCATCATCAATTGCTCTTACTTCTTTTGTTCTAAACTCTGTTTTGATAGTTCTTTCATCAGCAAAGCTAGCTCTTGTAGTGTTAATCTTTTTACCAGCTCTAATTTTTTGAGTGATTTTAACACGTTGACGACTACCTTGAGAATTTGTAAATTTAACAACTCCAAATTTTCTTCTAACAGCAGCTCTTGAAATATCTTCGCGGGACCTAAACATATAAGATGTTGAAGTTTTTGTAGTTCCAGCCCACTGATAAGATGTAGATTCTTTAGCAGAACCAGCAACTTGAGTTGAAGTAGAGCGCAAATTGTTAAACACTGATTCTGGAACAGATTCAATACCACCACCAAAGGATGTTCTATCAACTACGTGACCACTAACTACTCTACGACTATCATCTTTCCAATAATCTTGAGGAGGATCTAAATTTAAATCGCCTGCATAAATCCATGTGTTATACGGATTAATTCGAATAGTTTCAGAAGCAAACGTTTGAGATAAGACTTCTTCTTGATCATATGATTTAACAATATAACCAGGAGTTTGATTCAAGTAATACTCATCAATATTTGTACCATTATCTACTTTTTGAACATTAAAGAATGAATCTACTGAAAGAGGATATAAAGTTTTCTGTTGCGAATCAATAGATGCTCTAAAGTTTGGATCTCCAAAGTCTGATCTTGCGTTCTCATCAGAAAAATCATCAACAATAAATCCGGATTTTGTTCTACCATCTGAGTTATCATGCAAGGCTTGAGATTCAAGCAAAGATAGAGAAAGAACATCTTCAACTCTATCCACGCGTTGCTTAATTTTTAGAATGTCTTGCATGGTAAATCTTGAATTGTCTTTACTTTCAATACTCACTTCTTGCTCTGCATACCTTACAGCAGGTGGAACAATCATAGTAGATATAAGCATGGAATCTTTAGGAATTTCTGGTTCGTTACTTGTTACGCTTGCATTTCCAGGAATAGCTTTAAACTCATTCTTTTCTGTAAGAATAATATTGATTGTTTGACCACGGAAAATATCAAAGTCACTACTAAATGTAGTATCTGGTATTACTCTTACGCCCGTGTTTTCAAATTCTCTAAATGTAAATGATAGAGGATTAGAAGCAGTTGTTGTTACTAACTTTTGTCTCAGTCTAAAATCTACTGTGTTTCTTAAATTAATGCCTGCAAGAGGTTCGCTATTTTTAATAGGCTGAGGTGTATCAAAATATCTTGGATCGACATCAAAGAAACCAGCACCTTTATAGGAATCTACATTAAAGTAGAACGATGAATTAGCGTCTGCTTCAAAGTATGAGAAGAAGACTACTAAGTCACCATTTGCTGGAGCTGCTACATCAGGTTTTCTAATGATAGAAGAAACATTGTAAGAATTTAATCTTTGTCCATTATCAAAGATATAATTTTCTGTAACATCAGAACCTTGTACTTTTGAATCAAGTCCAGTATAAGTAACACTTTGAGTAAATGCATCATTTCCTGCTGGGACTTTTACAGTTAAGATTTCATTAGCAGTAAATTCATTACCTGTAAGATAAATAACTTCAAGTTTACCAGAATCTCCAGTACCACTTTTTGTGTTGTGATAACCGGTTTGAGAAACTAAACTGGAAACTTCATTTTCATCTGGTGTATTTTGTAAAGCAATAATTGCTTTTGTGCCACTGTTCTTACCAGTTAGAATTGTACCTACTGGAATAGCACCACCACCTGAGATTGTAACATCAATTTTAGAGAATGAAGCATTTGGAACTGTAGTGCTAGTACCCCATGTATTGTTTGTTGTACCTTGACGAACTCCATAAACTTTGTAAACATCTGGATAGTAAAGATTGATAATTCTATCAACGGCTGACCAACTAGTATTAATAACGTTTGATCTTGTAATATCGCTAGTATTTCTAATTTTTAGTGCAGCAAATTTGAGATTTTTCGTGATTTCAGTAGCATCATCAATAATTGCTCTATCGAAAAGACCATTTCTAGCCATTCCACCATTGTTTGAACTCCACTGCGTATCATTTAGTTGCGGAGTAACAGCAAGGCCACCAGCACCAGACTCGATTGTTGGAGCATTTTTGTAGAGAACTTCAAAGTTGTTATCATATGGTTGTACGCTTTCACCACGTCCAGATGAAAGCTCTTGATCTGTAGTACCAAAGAGTGCAGAACCTACATTTTTCAGTGTAGTGATTCCATCAGGACTATCTACTGTTGCTGTAAATGCTGCATCTGAATCGCCAGCTGCTAGACCTACAATTTTATTTACTTGAGAGAATTTAAACTGATATGCGCTTTGAATTTTGACTTCAGAATCAGCTGATGTAATACCACCAATTTCACCAGTTAATGTAGTACCAGCATCAAAGGTTTTTGATGCATTCACTACTAAGAAACCTTTGCTTCTAGATAGTCCAGCTACTTTAGCACCTTCAGGTGATTGTGCTGTAGTCCAATCTGAGTCAGCATTGTTTGTACCATTTAGTTTTACAACATAACCTTTTGAATTACCAGAACGAACTTCTTGACCTTCAATTAAGCTAGCAGCAATATCCGAGTCAGATGCACCACCAGAAAGATTCACATGCATAAACATTCTAACATCATGTAGATAAAGATCACCTTTGTTAGAACCTTTATCTCTAAATGCATATGCTCTTGCATAACCAATTGTATTACTTTCTGAATCTTCTAAAGCTAATCTATTTAGATAAGAGTCAGGACCATTACCAGCTGCACCATCAAAACCAGGCAAAGCTCTATGATTTGCCGATTTTACTTCTACGTACGGTACACCAGTGACTGGAATTTTAAAATTATTTACACGTTCTGTTTTTAGCTGTCGAGAAATAGGAACATGTACATCAGTAAGAGATGAAACACGGTAACCATTTACATAACCAATGCCATCAGAAAGAACAAGATCAAATGTTTCAGAATCTTCTAAGTTATCTAAAATTTTTGGTGTAAACGGATTTACAACATAACTACCAGATTCTTCTTTTGTTCTAAGAGCAAGTTGATCATTTAAAGATGCATAAATTGGATTTGGCGAACCGTTTGGATTCGAAGCAGCACCTTTGATTACACCATTTTCTACTTCAATTTGTTTGTAAAACTGTGGATCAGAACCTTGATCAAGGGTATTTTTAATAACAACTGAAAGAGAATTCTGAAGTCTGTTTGCACCAGGTGCACCTTCATTTGTGGATCCTCTAGCATTATCAAACAAAGTTGCATCATCATTAGCTGTAATAGCTTGAGATTGAACACTAAATCCAATTGCTGCTGTTGGTTTATGACTCGTGTTAGAAATTACAACATTTTGTTCTGCAATTCTAGAAAAGAAACCATCAATATAATATACGCCATCTTGAACAATTGCCATAGTAGCATCAGTCACAGAACTAAATACATTTACATATGTTTGCGTAAGAGCTGGATTATCTTCGTTTCGTGCATAGACAAAACCCTGATCTGAATCAGTAAATCTCTTTTTGGAAATATAAGAAAGATAAATTCTACCAGCTTTTGCTGTTCCTGTAATACCTTTAGGTGTTCTAAATACTTTCGCCTTCACATCACCAGCAGCATTAGAAACAATCATTTCTGAAAAGTCTTCTAACGCACCTTCAATTGAACCAGTAATAGAGTCTGAAAGAGGGAAGTTTACGTTTCCAGTTCCAGATACTAGAGTCATTGCATAAGCATCAAAATTCAAAGCAATGTTACCATCAGTAACTTGCGATCCATCTTTGAATACATGGTTACCAAATCTAGTAACTTGCTTTTGTAAGAGAGTTTGTAGTTGAGTTAATTCTCTTGCTTGTACAGCAAATCCTGGACGAAATAAGACTCTTAAATAGTCTTTTGCTTCATCATAATCATCGAAGTAGGGAGCTACATTTAGGTTAATAGTTGCCATTGTTATCCATCTTTATATTTTTTATATTTATTTAGAATTTTAGGATGATATTCAAAGATTCAATCTGATCATCATCTCTTGATAAAGCATTTTCTAAATAATCAACAGTAAGAACTTGACCACTGTTAAATCTTATTTCTTGTGCAAATTTCTTTGAAATCGTATTATCGTGACTCGTGCTTGTCAATAAGTCACTATCGTTAAAGTTTTTCTCTAGTTTACCTACATTTAAATAGTAAAGAGTATTACCTGAAGAAGCTACTGGTTTTCCAGCAAAGTCACTATCGCCTGACTTATAGAAAATACTATTGTCATCAAAAAGTGATTGACTATTTAAAGTCACTTTATTAGCAATAGTGTAATATTCTTCAGAAGCAATTTTTTGTGTGTTTTTATCTACAGGATTTTTAATAACACCAATCATTGAGAAATCATTTTGAGCAATGTTTTTAAAATCACCAGACTCAGGAATAGCTCTTGATGTAAGCATTACATTAAATGCTTTAAGTTCATCAGGAGCATTACTAGCATGACCTTCACTAGGAGCGATATCAGCTTTGAATATTGTGTATGCTGTTTGATCTGAATCAGAGTCATCATAAGCTACAGGAATAGCTGTGTAACCCTTACCTGGTTGATCTACTTGAAACTGCCATTTTAAATCGCTATCATTATTTCTAGTCGCAGTTCCTAAAAATTCTTGTGTAACGCTACTTCCAGTACCATCTCTTAAACGAAGCGGTATAGAAGTCTTATTAGTAAAGTTTCTAATATCTGAATCATTTGCAACAGGGTTAATTCTAATATTCCAAACTCCGCCTACAACAGCACTATTTTGAGCTTGGAGTTGATCGTATTTTGCCGTACCACTTGTTGTGCTTTGAGCATCAGTAGTAGTAATTTTTTCTGGAACAGGCATATATGTATTATTCAAGAAAAGAATCGATTCTGAATTTGTAATAGTGTACATATACTGCCACCAGTGATTATCAACTGTTTTGAAAGCAGTGGAAGAAATACCAGTTGGTGGAACAGTAGAAACAGCGTTTGGCGCGAATAAACATTTATAAACATTTTGACGTGGTACACCCTGAACAACTTCAGTTGACAATACATAGAAGTCGCTATCAGTAGTTACAGTATCATACCAACCAATATACTTTTTATTCTTAGACCAATTCTTTCTTGGTATAACTCTTGATACGCCACCAGGTAAAACACGGTGCATAGTAACAATATTTCTATATACTTGCACAAGATCTGAATCAGTAATTTCTTCAGACAAATCACTATCAGCAAATGGATATGCGGTTTGATCTGAATACGCTACATAGATGTAAAAAGTATCATCGTTTGTCGTATCACGAATTAAATCACGGATGCCGCCTGAAAGTGCGGATTTTATAGATGTTGTAAATTTACCAATAGACATTAATTATTTTCTCTTCTTATCCAAAGGATACCGAATCACAGAGTCACTATCTAAGATTTGAACTGTAGTATTTATTCCAGTCAGGTAATATGGCTGAATTACTGGCATAGAAGTGGTGTTTTCTGAATCACCATAAATGCCAAAAGCTTTCTTAGAATGAGGTGCTTTTCTAGTTACAAATTTTGTAACTCTTCTTTGTTCATCTAATCTATACTTATTACGAATTCTAGATTCAGGAGCTAACTTGTCCGAATCATAATCTGAATCAGAATAATCATTAGAAATATTCATTCTAGAAGCATAGTCGCCTACAATTTGCCAACCTGTAGAAATGTCTGAATCTCGATTACTATTAAAATTATTATACTTTGCTTCGTAAGCTTCAAGATCATAAAGTGTTTCACGACCATCTATAAACGACAGTCTTTTTTCAAGATAAAGAGCTTCATTTAGTTCTTTAGCTTTTTTCTGCTGCAATTCAACTTTTCTATTTTTAGCTGAATCAAAAGTAATAGAATCACTATCGCTATCTTTGACTTTATCATATTTTACTTTACTAAATGGATTCTTAACAGCATCCCATCTAATAAAAGTTTCGTTAGTAAGATCAGAATCGTATGCTCTAATAAAACTTAAATCTTCATATGCAGTTTTTACAAGAACAATTGCATTTCTATTTTCATAACGGCTTGTGCTATAAAGACTTGGCTTATAATAAGTTTTAGAATTTGTTGAAATATAAGTTGGATCAGTATCATAGCTTTGAGTTGAAATCGACCGCATAAAGAAATCAGAATCAATTCCAGATCTTAAAGCCCAACCATTAGAATTTGCTTGGTTGTCTTTTGAATTTCTATAAAAATACATAGTGTAATTGTCGTATTCTGAATCACTATCAAAGTTATTTACAATATCACTATAATGACCTTCACTATCGAATACTGTCCATTCACTATGTATCAAACCAACTGGCTCATAATCAAACCAAGCATTACCATGTTGACCAATCTCTACACTGCTAGCAGCTTGTCTTGTGTAGTCAGCAGTCAAAAGAGTACCTGTTGCGTCATTAGTTAAAGAAACTAAATTGTATGGATTTGATTCAAATGTAACACTATCAGAAAGTACAACTTGTCCAAGTCGTGATGCATCATCGTAAAAATCATCATCAGCATCAAAGGTAAATGATAGTTCTTCAATATCAGTTTGACCTTGTACTACATCAGTTGACAAACTGATATTTTGATTAGAGTTAACATTTAACTCTCCAAACAACTGTAAACCAGCCGGATGAAGTGTAGTTTTTACTTTACCTTTCCAATCTTTAATTGGCAAGCTAGACTGAATAATGTAAGAAAATTCAGAAATTGTAAAGTTGTCTCTAATTACTCCACCAGAAACAGAACTTAAAAAACCAGATTCATCTAGATATCTTTTTTGTGTAAGAGAAACTGTATTGAATGTCGTCTTCAGCTCTGGCGAAGAATATCTTGTTACAACGTTAGATATTGGAAAAGTTTCTGGAGTTAGAACTTGACCATTTTCAGGACTAATTCTTGCTATTCTAAGGATAGAAAATTGTTTATTATCATAGAATGAGATATCAGAAATATTTGGAAAAAGTAAATCACTATCACCACTTGATCCATTGGATTTAGCATTTTGAACGCGCGAGATAGTGTAAGATCTTGAATCAGCAGATTTAGAACTAATTACACCGCCATATCCTGTTCCAGTAAACTTACCAATGCTATAATTACCAGCATTTTCTGAATCTGCTTCTCTAGGCGAAACAATAACTTCAGTGCTATACTGAACTGAAAGATCTGAATCATTAAAAGATTTTAATCCTAACTGATCAAAGTGAAAATCATCTAATCTATAAAGACTTGGCTGATCAATAGTAACAGTAAATACATAATGTTTTTTAAGACCAGTTAAATCACTATCAGAATCGACTGTAACTACTGCTCCAGCCCCAAGATTATTAACAAAATCTGAATCAGCCAAATATCTTTGAATAATAATCGGATTTCTAGATTCAGTATCTAGACCATCAATATCAGAATCTGAAAAAGTTTTAAATTGGAATTGAAAGTTTTCCGAATCCCATTTAACAGGTAATTGAATGTTACCAATTGTTGTTCTAGAACCTGAATTGCCAAAGGCATAATCACTATCATAGAAAAATTTAATTTTTACTAGTTCACTATCATTTTCGAAACTTTGCGTTTGAGCATCAGGTTCAAAGTACTGAAACTCAACAATTGAACCAACGGTGATGTCTTCATTTTGAGCAATATCAAAAGAGATAGGTGCAAAGATTTGTGGAACACCTAATTCATCTGAATCAAAAAAGCCTGAATTTGTAATTGATAGATTTTGAATTGCGCCAACACTTTCAGACCAACCAGCAACACTAGCACCAGAACCAGTAGCAGTTCTAACAAATGCTTGAGGTACAGTAGTATATGCTCCACCTTGGTTAATTGGAATAGAAGTATCTACAAAATCATCTGATAAATAACCATTGTTATTTGCACCAGTTCTAGCATTAACACCATCAATTTGAGTAATAGCACCTTGTAAATCTACTGCAGTAATAACAGCAATAGCTCCAGCACCAAGTCTGGAATCTTCATTTATGAATTCAATTGTATCATTTACACGGTAATTAAGACCTCTATTTCTAATAAAGATTCTTTCGATAGCACCAGTAGAAATTTGGTCAACAGATACATTAATATCTTCTTTGTCATCAGTAACTGAGATTAAATCTCCAACTCTCATTCCTGAAGATTTACCTACAACCTCCATAGAACTTACGTGACTAAGAATTTTTATGCCTACATTTTTTGTATTGTCAATAGGATCTCTTAAGATATATTCAGAACCTCTTGAAAGACTATTCATAATTGTTGTAGAATCAGGCAATTGACTTAGAATTAAAGTTAAAACTGGTTGAAATTCGTTTTCAGATCCAGAAAAATTTGTTCTTCTAATAACACCTTCATAAGTACCATCAACAACAACAAGCGATTGAGAACCTTCACTATCAACAGCATCAGAATCTAGTCTAATTGTAGCAAGTTCATACGTAAAATCTTCTAGTTTTTCAGCGTTATTGGTGATTGAAACTTTGATTTGCGCAAAGTTAACATACAATCCTTCGGAAGCTTGAATAATTTGATCTTTAGGTTCAAAGACATCAATTTTTTCGCCATACAATAAAGCAAAAAGCAATTCATAAGATTTAGGTGTACCTTTTGACAGGTAAATATCTCTTACCTTATTTAGCAAAAATGCATCTGTTACAGCATTACCAGCAATATCAATTGGAATTAACTGTCTTTGAAAGTGAACTACAAAATCATCTAGTGTTGTGTAAACATCGATGTGTTTTTCAGCTTCAGCAATAAGAGTACCAGCATTTGGATTTCTTTTATATCTGTTTTTTACACTAGATGAATCACTATCACTGGAAGCTTCCAAATATTCGTAATACGCTTCAAAGAATGTTTGAAACATCGGATGATCTGAACGAATAAAGTCAGGAAGTAAATCCTTGACTAATGGAAGTATATTTTTTGCCATTATTATTTAGCTCTACTTACGTTATATGTTGCCAAGGCTTCTTTATCATCTTGGCTAATTGCTCTTGCTGTAGAATCACCAATAGACATTTGAAGTAAATAGTTATCTTTTGCTTCTACATCAAAAGACTCTGGAATTACTATAATACCAATTTTACCATCTTGCGGGTCAAAGTCACTGATTTCAACTTCACCAGTAGTGTAGTTAATAGATCCTGCACTTGAATTTACTACAATTTTATCACCTTCAACTATATCAACTAAAAGCAAAGTACCTCTACCATCATCTAATAATTGAGATTGATTAGCTCTACCCTGTCTCTTAAATAAAGTGCTTGCAAGTACTGCACCTTGAGAAGCTTCTCCAGCATAAGTTACTTCGTGTAATCTATTACCAAAAGAAAATTCTGGAACATCTAAAATTCCATCTTTAGCAACTACATCAAATCTTAAATTAATTCTTGGGTTTGCTGAAGTGATAGCAGTGTCAAGATTTAAAATTTCAGTAGTTAGTTTGGAAACTTGAAAACTTTTTAAGAAATCGCCGATGTAAGTAGTATTCAATGTGTTATAAAGTGCGTTAACTTGAGCTACTAAATTTTCAGGTGTGCCATTCAAATTAGATGGATCATATTGAATTACAGTTTTAGCAATAACCTTAATAATATTTGGATCAACAATTTCAGGTCTAACTGTAACGAGATTAAACTTAGATAAAATATCTCGGGTAATGGTCAACTTTGCTTGTTCTGTTAGTTTATCTGCATTTTTAGGTTTAATTGAAAAGAAAACCTTGCCTGGTTTTCCAACTTTTTCTCCACCATAAACACTGATTGTCTGAATATCTGAATAGTTTTGTTTTAAAATAGTTTCATAATCTTTTTCTGTAACAGCTCTAAACTGCGATTGAAACCAATTTGGAGCGTTATCTTTAATTTCTCTAATAGATTCAGGTTCAGATCCACCTTCAGCAATGGTTGAAGAAGCAATAGTGAAATCACCAGTAGTAGGTGCGACACCGTTTGCGGCTGAACCACTTGTTACAAGATACGAAACCAAAATCTCTTCACCAACTTGTAGTTTCTTACCAATAACGCCATTACCAAATCTCAGTCTGTAGTTTCCATCACTAACTTCTTCTAAAAAGTAGATAGTACTCTCATCGTTTATCGATGTGATGCCTTGTTCTGATGGGCTTACTTGTGTATACTTTACAGCGTTTGAATAAGTACTAGCAGATCCACTCGTAAAAGTGTCTTCTTGAGGATTTACAAGAACAGTAAGTGTGCTAGTATCTACATTTGCATTATTGATTTCAAATACAGGAAATTCTTCTCTAACATTATCTACAATAAATCTCTGAGTAATTGGCGTGCCTTCATAAACTGAAACTTTAATAGTCTTTTCAGTTCCTACTGGATCAGTATCATCAAACTGAAGAGTGTTACTATCTAAAGGAAAGAATCTAAATGTTGTAGTTCCAGAAGATGCCGTAAATGTAGAATATGCTGGAATCGTAACAAAGTTAGAAGAAGCTTTTTGAACTGACAAACTAAGAGTAGAAGTAGCAGAAGTTGCACTGCGTGGTGTGTAGTTCAGCATTCTTGCAATTGATACTACATTTTTTCGAAGCAATGCGCTATCAAGGAACATCTCATTTACCAAGAAATTTGCTGTAAGATTATTATAGTGGGTGTTGTAAGCAAGAACATCCATCAACAAATTTAAACTTGATCCAGTGAATTCATAATCTTGGAATTCTGGTCTATTTTTAAAATATCTTACTAGATCAGATTTAATATCATCAAAATCTAGGTTTGCGATTACAGGTCTGTTATCAGCCATTTTTATTTACCTTAGTCTTTCAAGAACAATATTTGCGTCAGCTATTTCTTTGACGTCATTCATACTATATCTAATCGAAATTGCATATGCATTTGCATCAGAATTATCTTGAACAATTACATCCAATACGTTAACTCTTGGTTCGTAATTAGCAATTGTCATCTCAATGATGTTTTTTAAATCCGCAATCGTCAATGGATCAGCAGGTTCAAAGAGAAGTGCTCTCGCATTTGAACCTACATCAGGCTGAAACGGCCTTTCGAAAAAGTTTGTAAGAATTAAAGTTTTCAAAGACTGATTAATAGCTGCTGCATCTGTTTTTACACCAATATCACCAGTTAGAGCATTTCTTGTAAAGCTCAGGTCAAAGTCTTTGTAAATATTTTTTCTTTGAAAGGAGGGTTGTCTCGCCATAAGTTATTTATTATAGCGGTCGCAATATTAGGGATGATAGAAAATATGCCTATCAATTACTACTTTCTTTTTAAATTGAAAGGACCATGTGGGTGTTACATAATCTGCATGATAAAAAAGAGCACCATCAGTCATATCAATTATTGAATCTGATTTTGCAACAATTTGTTTTGATAGCTCGTAAATTTCCCAAAAAACTTTTTTAGATTTGATTACGTCAGGTTGACCATCGCAGTACCAACTAAATTGGCAACGATTTTTGTATGCATATAATTTTCCTGTCAACTTACTTTCGTAATGAGGTCCTTCATATACTACTTCACAAATAGTATCAGGAAAATCTTTTGACTTTAACCTATTCATTGTAACGTTACCAACCGCTACTTTGCCTGCAGTTGATTCATTTCTTGATTCCATATAAATGTTTTGAGCCATACAAAACGTTTGCGGATCAAGATTTAAAGTAATTTCTAACTTTTCTTCTGCAGTTTCAGTTTTGTGTGGAACTTCATTCATCCCTGAGAGAGAAATGACAGTTGCGAGCATGCTATCTAATAATTTCATATCTTATTACTTATACCAGATTATAACGATTTTTAGAAATAAATAATCAGTATACACAAAGGTAATTGATGGCTATTAACGACTCAGATATTGGCAATTTTGAAATTGATGCCAATGGCATACGTACTTCACGTGCACGTATCAAGAAACTCTTAGACAGAAGAAACTATACTGGTCAATCTGACAAAAGAATAGCTTCTGATGCCAAACTCTACTCTTATTATCTACAGCGCAATGTTGATAGTGATAAAGCAGAAGTTCAATACAATTACTTTGATTCAGAAAAATATGGTGCTCCAGCTGCATGGAATAGAAACAACCTAAATGTAGGTTGGACTTCTTCTGACAGTGAAGGTACCTGGACAAGATTAAGAGAATTTTTAGGAACACAAAATAATTCCGCATATGTTGCTGGTGATTCTTTTGCTGGTGCTCCTTATGTAATTGCTACAATCGATTCGGATAATACTGTTCGTCACACAGCTTTTCAATTACTTCTAAAAGCTCACCTTACAGATTGGCTTAAATTTGATACTGCTGAAAGTAGATCTATAGTAAAAGCTATCAATGCGATGTCTGATGATAGTGAAGGTAGAAAGAAACTAGTAAAAGCCGTAGCAAAAGGTCTAGACTCAGATTTTGCAGCTAACAACGATATCTTCTCAAGACTTATTGACTCAGTTTCTACAGATACAAATACTAGTATTTTTAATTACTTCAATTCTTATGGTTTGATTCCAAATGACTCTGATGACGATTTGCTGACTGGACCAAGTGATGGTCGAGGAATTAAATGGAATAATAGAAGAAGACTAGGTGCTGCTGTAATCGATGCTATTCAATATGATAGCGAGTATAGAGGTGGCTTTAGTTACAATTTTGGTAATAACACTCTTGTTACGAAATTAGCTGGTTTATTAAATGAAGCATCTGCTGCAAATGGTATTTTGCAATTCCAAACTTACAATTCTGCTATACCAAGGTATTTAAGATTTGATTGGATTGAGCGTGATTCTGATGGAAGTGGAAACCTTACAGCTTCTGATAGCGAAGGTTACTCTTTAGATTATAGAACTCATGTAAATCACGGTTTTGGTGATGCGAAAAACATTAAAGATTCAGATTATATTTCTCTATTGACATTTAGAAATGAACAATTCTTTAACCTAATTGCTGCGCACGTTAGTGCTGTTGATTCTGAAAAAATGGACCTTCTTACTGGTTCTGCATTTAGAGGTCAACGTGATCCTTTAGGTAAAGGTCAAACAAATTACTTTAATTATCATCCTGGTTTTAAGGAAAGATTTAAGTCAATCAATAAACGTTTCTTTGAACAAACTCTAATTGAAGCGTATTTATCTAGAGGTACTTCTGAAACTGATAGTGATAGATTACTGCATCGTAGTAAACTTTGGAATACTATGTATCGCTATCTTGAAAATGTAGATTCAGATGCTCTAGCTTTAACTAGCTTAATTCTAACACGTATCGAAGATGATTCTGATAGTACAAAACGTGTAACTAATTTAGTTCTAAACTCTATTGATAGCGATTCAGATAATCAGCACACAATAGCTAAAATGGTTCTTGAAGCTTTTGATTTTGATTCAGACTTGCAAAATACAGTAACACGAGATGTTGTAGATACAATTAAAGCAGATTCTGATATTAGAGAAGATTTAAAAACATCTTTGAATACTAATCGCAATACAATTACTCATGAACATATTGTTAATGATTCAGAAGCTTCTTATGCATCTTTCACCTTTATTGTTCCAGATGGATTTAATCTACCAAATTCAAATATCAACGTGAAGGTTTACATTAACGGCGTAAAAATGTCGCAGAATCTTTCATACAATAAAGCGGGTACAGCTGTTGTAAATCACTCAACAGATGTTTCATCAGTGATAGTATCTTCTGATGATTCAAACCCTTTCATAACAGTTAATTTTAGTTCCAATTTACAAATTGGTGAACTTTTAACTGTTGAATACATAACAACATCTGACAGTTAGGATAAATAATATATGTCTAAGTCGCGCGATATATCAAAACTAAATAGAGGTTTTACCATTGACGGTACTGACCAATCAAGAATTGACTCTGATTTTGTATTATCAGTTTTTAAGAAAATTGTCGTAAAAAGAGATGATGCAAATTATGCTGGTGGTAAAGACTCAGAAGTATTTGTTGTAGATGTAGATACTGCTAACCCTGTAGTTCGTATACGTCACGATCTTGATTTAAAAGGTAGTCTGAAACTAAATTCTACTCAAAAAGATTCTGATAGAGAGCGTGCATATAATACTTCAAAAGATTATGAAATTCGTACTGGTAAGCACTTTGATAGTGACTTTGCTAATCTAGTTATCGATACGCTTATTGGACATGGTAAAGAAGGTGTAGACTACACATCTAATAGATACAATCCTATTACTAGGCGTCTCTTAAATGAATTCGCAATTGCTCATATGCATGACGTCAACAATGATAAAGCTCCAGTTGTTGGTCAATATCTTAGATGGAATGGTGATGCTTGGGAATCACAAGATCCTGCAGCTGAGGGATCTTTCACTGTTGACTTTCAAGAAGCTGTAATTGCTGCTGCAGCAATTACCGATGGTCAAGATACGACCATTGGCTTTTCAAAAGAAATTTCAAACGCGAATGCAATCGTGTTTATCAATGGTGTAGGACCTTTAGTTGACAGTGAATCTTATGGTGATGCTCCAACTAACACACAAGATTCTGATAGCGACAAATATTTATCAGTTGAATATACAATTTTGCAAAATGTAACTACTCAAGACGTAGATCAAATTGTTTCTGGTCCGTCTGACGCTATTACGTTTTATCAAGATGTTAGCACTTTACGTCATGGTGATGAAGTTATTGTGATATCCCCAATTGATGAAACTATTGCTCACTTCTATAAAAACTTTAAATTTGCTGATGATGACTTTAAAGTAATGAGACAAGCACGAAATTATTGGGATAGCGATGCTGGAACTTGGTTAGATACTGTTGGTCCAGCAGCGAAGCACACTCATCAAACATTTAGAATGATCGACTCAGATATCTATGATGATTCTGAAATGGTTATTGCTCGTGTTGGTGGTAGTCCTCTGATTTTCTTAAATGGTATAAATCTAAATCAAAGAAATGGTGATTTTTACTATTACGATTCTGATTCTGATCAAATTGCCAAGTATTCTGCATCTAGAATGATTGCATTTGATTCTGATAATTTTGTATTAGATTCTGATGTTTTAACAGCTCTTTGGGTTAGAAACGTTGGTAATCTTGCATCGCAAAACTTTGAGACTGTAGAACATACATTTAGAGTAGATTCTGATAATCATCCTGGTATTACAACGGGTGTCGTAAGAATTGCTGAAATTACCCAAAACTCAAACGATGCTTTGAACAGCTTGGTGTTTATTAATGGTAGAATTCAGACTAATGTTCCAGTGCTAACATATCAAATTAGAAATGATGATATTGTGTTTCCTGGTAAACTTGATAGCGATGACTTTGTATCAATATACTCATTCAGCGGTCCAACTGCTGGTGCTGGAACGATTGGTGGCTTATCAAATGTCGATAGACAAGTAGATTCTGCATTAACTACAAATGTTGGTGAAGCTCTGGTATTTGATGGCTCTCAATGGACCCATCAGTTCTCTAACACAATTGCTGAATCACCTCAAACAGCTGCTTGGTTGAGAGTTACATTTGACTCAGATACTGGTCCAAATCCTAACAAGATTATTGAACGTGCTACTTATGGTTTTGACAGTGATCAGCTGAAATATTCAAGACATGCTGAAGGCATTTATTACTTCTTGCTTGATTCAGATGTAGTTCCAGTTACGCAAAGTAGTGGAGCATTTATGTCTTTGTCTGTTTCAGTTTGTGCACCACAAGGACAACCAATCTTTGCATCGGTTGATGCTCAATCAAACGCTAGTGAGTTATATAGTGCACCTGGTCCAGCACCTGATAGTGATACAGGATTAACAATAGATGTATTTGGTGGACAACCACTAATTGCAAATCCAAACGGCAGAGCTATTCGAGTAAGAACATGGGATGCTAACTCTAACCCAATCGACCCAATTCAAGTTAATGTACAGTTATGGTTAAAACGTGAAGTTGGCTAATAAATATATTCAGGAGAATATGAAATGAAATCGAAGACAAGAAGACTTGCCGAACTAGGCAGTAGAATTCAGCAAGACAGATATGGTAATATTACTAGTATCAAATCTAAAGGATTAACTACAGAAACTGCTGATTTTACGAGTAGTTTAAATGGAGTCGATGGAACATTTTCTGGAAATGTAGATGTACAAGGTTCTTTTGGTAGTGTCCAAGATTTAACTGGCACGGGTTCAGTAGTAGCTCAGAGCTTTGTAACAACTGTAATCCACAATGGTACAGGAACAATCACTGTTCCAACTGATGGATTTGCAAAAGGATCACAAATTAGTATCGTTACTAATGGAACTATTAACAATATCGATTGGGGTGATAGCTCTAAAGGTATTTCATTAGGTGGAGCCACAAAGATGGCTTCTGGAACTTTTGATGGTGTTAAATGGTTCTATTCAGAAGCTGCGACGAACTAATGATATGCATGTACATAACACACTCTACATCAAACTCGATTCAGACTACGTAAATCACAAACTCACATTTGCTGATAGCGAAAGTGTTACATCAATTGTTGTTGAAGTTCCTGAAGGAATTAATATTACAAGCACTTTTGGTAATTATGCTCTTGATATTCCTAAACTTCCTAATATAGCTTTTATCAAGATTATAGTTGATGGAACTATTATTGGTGAAGGCGGAAATAATTGGGGTGGTGGAATCATAAACAGAAATCCTACGTGTTATGCTCTTTGCACTTCAAACACAGGACAAGGCATTGTAAGAGGTGGCGGTGGCACTAGTGGATATATTAGATATGCATTAGCTGGAAAATTCAACGCTTTGAAAAACCCTCCACGCCTTTTTAACTTCTAATGGCATTACGCACCCCACCTCAAAGATCTATTGGCAAGACTTACGCTCGTAAAGCTTCAAAAATGATTAGAACATTTTTCATTACAAATGATAGTGATTCTATTGTAATGAAATTTGATCATGAGACCCATCCTTTTTCTACAAAGTTACATAAACTACAAGTTGATTCAGGTGGAGCATTTACATCTTCTGTACCTACCACATTTAATGGTACTGTTAATTTTAACTTTGATCAGAATAATATTTTTGATGTTGAATATCCAACGGTAAAAATTGGTGCTGATAATGGATCATCTACAAAATTTAATTTTGGATCATCTGTATCAGAAGATTCAGATACCACTATGATTATAGATGGCACTACTGATATTCATGGTGCTGTCTATTTTAGACCTCTTTCAGAAGTTTTTATTTCAGCTGACTCTTTAAATACGCCTTTTAATAATGAAGTTGCCTTTAACGCTGCAATTTCTATCGACTCTGATTTAAGTGGTGGAAGTGTATTTGATAGTGAAATTACAGGTACTACGCTGAATGTAATTAATTTAAGAGGCGGAGATGCTGAAGGAGATAATGAGCATTTCGGAGATTCTACTTCCGGGCATGGTCTCTTTTTAGGAAGTCAAGAAATTGTTTTTAACGCTGCAAAGAATCTTACAATTTGCGGTGTAACTGGAACATATGATTCAGATATTTTGTTACCAAATGGTTTGGCAACTCAGTTCTTCGATATAAGGAATTAAATAGAGTATGGCACGTCAAAAATCAAAAGCCCGTCTTCACGCAGATTTGGTTCATCAGATCAAAACTAATGAAGATGGTGAAATTGTAGAACTAAATCTAAACGAAGCTATTAATTTCAAAAGTGTTGAAATTGATGGTGATCATCCTGATGATTTTTTTATTGTAAATTCAGCCGCAACATTCAATAATGATATTACTTTTTCTAGTTCAACAGGAACTTTAACGATTGATGCTGGAGTAGTTAACTTTGGTGTTGACTCAGATGTTGCTGAAACTTTAACATTTGGTTATGATTCTGATGATAAGTGGGAAGTATTTGGTACTCTTGATATCAAAGGTAGAGCTTACTTGCGCAATGGTACTGTTTTTGATGGTCCAGTCACAGTAAATAGTACAACATCGTTTGGTAGAAGAATTAGTGGTACTGCTGCAACATTTTCTGGAGCTTTAACTGCTGGAACTGTAACAGCTACGACAGCAAATGTTACAAATCTTAACTTTGGTTCGAGTACCTATACAGGCACTAATAATTTTGTAATTCAAAACTTATCTGGCACTGAAGTCTTCAGTGCTCATGGATTCACTACTTAACTAGCTGCTTCGGTATCTCTGTTGTATGAATACTAATCTCTTCATGAATCGGTGCACGCGGTGATTGATCTTCAGACTTATCACACTTACAAGTTTTACATTTACATATATCGTTATTCAGGTTGAGCTCCAGTTGCTTCATTAGACTTTTCCTCTGCTTGATTTGTTGCATGTTCAACAAACTTAACTATTTTCATTCGTAAAGAACCAACAGGTAAAAGTTCTTCTCCTGTAAAAGCTCCACGCTCTGAACAAGCATCAATTACTTTGACGATGTCTATCATATCTTGTACTGAAATTTTCATAATATAAATCCTTTTTTACTTTTTGCGACCTTTGTCTATTGCTCTTGAACCGAACCAAAATGAGATGATAGCCGCAAATATTGCTTTTGTATCTTCATCCCAAAGAACATTAAGAGATTCTGAAATCGATTTGCCTTGACCTAATGCTTCTCTTAAAAGAGTTACTTCAATAACTACAAACAATCCGAAAAAACAATAAGTGATTACTGGTCTTACTGATTTTTGTAAGCTTGCGACAAATCCAGTTCCTTGATTAATGCTAATATCGTGTTGCACTAATCGTGAATGTTCTGCATCATCTGCTTTAGTTTCATACATCCGATACTCTTGGTCAAATCCAGCAGCTCTTAGCTCTGCCATCTTTTCCATCTTTTTGAGTTCAAACTTTTGTTCATTTTTTGCTTTGAAGTGATCAGTAATGGCTGGAACGATTGAACCACCAAAACCTAATGCACTACCTAAAATTCCACTTAACATAATAGATCCTTATTCAATAAGACCAGTTTTGTAAACTGTCTTTCCATCTTCTTTCATGGCAGTTAATACTGATTTGCGATTTTCTGCATTAGCTACTGATACATGTACCCAACCTGAATCTGGTATTCCTGGAGTATAAAATTCTAAAATTAGCTGATCAAAATCAAGGTTTTCTTCTATGAACTTAGCAACTTCATAATTAGAAGTTCCAGGACATTCAATATCTACTGCTTCACCTTTACAGTGTTGTGATCTGGAAGAACCGCCGACAGCTTCATTTAATTCTGGTCCACGATATCCTGAATTAATTGTGGTAACACCAAACTTATCTCGTACTGGTTGTACTACAGTTTCAAACAAGAGCTTTGCAGCATCTAGATGTTCTGGAGATGGTGTGTTATCAATTCCTTGTCTAAGGGCAGTTTGTGATTTGATAAATTCTTGCAATGTAAAGTTTTTTGAAAGTCTCATTATATACTCCTACTTTATTTATAGATCTTGCCAAGTACCTTCTTTTGTGCCGATTATTTTGTAATATGGTTTTGATTTATGAATAGCAATGACATCTTTTAACCACTCAGTAACTGATTCAGATTTAGGATGCTCTTTTGCAAACTTCCAATACTTTTGTAATGGTGAATTTAAGGTATTTTCATCATAAAAAGAATCTGGCTGTTTTGATCTTTGTTCTGCTGTTTTGATAATGGTGTAAACATTGCACCACTCATTATTAAGATTTTGTGCTGTGCGTTTTAAATTTTGAATTTCGAGATACGCGTTAAGTTGCTCTTCCTTAAAACGAGATTTAGATTTTTTAAATTCTTGAGAGTTTAAAATGTATTTTCTAATAGACATTTTTAATGCTCTTGTTGTTTTTACTAAATCTTTCCATGCATCAGTCTGTTCTATTTCTCTAATACTATCACCAGTATTATCAAATTTCCATTGATTAGTTCTTTGTGCACCAGCGGTGTGATCACTAGTCCTTGCCTGTAGAGCTTCTGTATAAGTTGTTATTGAAGGTTTTTCAGACTGTTCCGGTTCTGGCGCTTTTACTTCTGTTTCATCAGGTTCATCTTGAGTAGGAGCAACAGATGGCGTAGTGGCGGGTTTTGCTAATTTTTCAATGTTGCCATCAGGATCAAGTTCTAAATTTTCTATTTCACAAACATCAGGCTTGTTCTTAAAAAAGTCTGGTAAATCAGGAAAGTCTATATCAAAACTAAAATCAGGTAGACTTGGTACCGCTGAATCTACTATACTATCAATCTTGTCGCCAAGCGCACCAAATTTCTCTTTCAAAGCTAATTTAGCTGCTTCAAGTTTTGGACCTTGACCCATTGATTGAAGTTTTCTTAATTCATCTTGTAAGCTAATTTTTGGAATTTTTGAAGCTACTGCATTTTCGAAATCAGCAAGCGCTTGATCTGCACTTGCTGCAAGAGCATCTAGTCCAGCTGCTCCGCTGTCTGCTGCTGCTTTGATTGAATCTCCTAAACTAGTAAGAGCTTCAATACCTTTATTTTCTCCACACTTTGCCATTATGCTACTTTCACTATGCTAATATTTCCATTGTCAATGCTAAAAGCCGAAGTATCTACATTTGCTGCTTTTAAACGCAATGTATCACCAACACTAATATCAATTAAAACATTTGAAATAGTATAATGATATTCTTCGCCGCTCACTGTACCAGTTGATGTATACCCATATAAGCTTTCATCCTCATAAATAGAATCATTCAAATGTAATGGAAAAGCAATTCCATCGTTCACTGAAATGCCAGCGCTTTGAGAACCTGAAATAGTGTAACTAACTGAATAAACACCCTTTTGAGTAAATGTAAAAGTATCTGAGTCATACGTTATTCCACGATTGAAACTAGATTGATTTGCGAAAGCAATGGAATCGCCAGTTACGGCAGGGCTAATACTAGTCGGATTCCAGCACATTGCAAGGGGTTGTTGAGGCGTAGAAATGATTCCACCACTAGTAATGTTTAAAATTTCAGAATCGCCATTAGTATCCGTAAAGATTACTTCATCACCGGCATTATTAATTTTAGCATCGATAGTCATCTATATCTCCTAGTTTGGCGGCGTTGTTGTACCAGCACCCAAGCCGGCAGAATCTGTGTGTGTATGCGATGACAATGCTATACCATTACCAGTTACTTCACCAGTTGAAGTTGTGGTACCAGAAACTGTAGCATTTCCAGTAATATTTGTATCTCCTACAATATCTGTAGGATTTTGAATAGTTGTCAGATCAGCTTTTATAGTTTGATTACCACTTACAGAAATTTTCATATCTTTCAAAGAAGATACATTCATCTTCTTGCCGCTAAATATAGTTGTTTCACCAGTTGCACTTATTAAAAGATCATCTTTGATGATAAGGTTTTCATTAGCTCCGATAGTTGTGGTTCTATCACCCTCTACAGATCTAATTTCAGCAACTCCTACCCGCAAATTCTTATTGTTGGTAATATTTGTAGAAACGTCTTGACCTACTTCTAACAAATCATTAAATTTAATTTTGGTTTGACGATTGCCCAATATCTTTTCGTGTTTATCACCCTCTACTTCGAGAAAGTAATTACCTTTTACTAATTGCTTATAATCGCCTTCAACAGTCATGTTTACTGAACCTTTGACATATATATTTTCACTGCCAAAAACAACGCTATATTTATCACCAACAATTGTAATAGTTTCATCACCATTATCTTGAATTTCCCAATTAGAACCACTAGCATGAAATTGAGAGATTCTATTATTACCGGGTGTATCATCTACCTCAAGGACATGACCACTTTCAGTTTCAGTTACTTTGTTGAATGGATATACTGGTTCTTTACCTTGCTGAACTTCAGGCATATTCCAAGTTGTTCTTTCATAGAAAGAATCTGCTTCAGGTGGGCCTACAGTATCTACTTTTGGTGCAATTGCAATTGGTATATTTAGCTGTCTTAGTTCATCCTTAAGTTGATATGAAATATGCTTTTTGTATTCTTCACGTCTTGCTGAATGCGGTGTATCTACTTGATCATCACCATATCGTACAGGATGAATATTCTCAGGATCATTAAAACCTTTTTCAAAGTTTGGTATGTATGGTCTAGATGGAAGTGTACCCATAACAAAAGGCTTTTGCATGCTTTCTGCATCAAGAAAATATCCAAACACCCAAGAGCCTTGAACAATACCAGTAGCTGATTGACCTACACCACCTAAACTTGCAGATGTTATTGGCATCATGACCATAGACCATGGCAAACTTTCTGTAGGAATTAAGGTTTTGTCATCAGAATGCAAACCATATATGCGCACTTTAACACGACCCATTTCTTCAGGATCATTTCTATCTTCTACTACGCCTACAAACCAATAAAATTGGCCATGACCTACATCGCCTTTATCGCCTATCATTATAAGCCATCCTTTACTAGATCAAGAGAAGTCATAAATTGCTTATCTTTAAAAGTATCTCTTTTACCAACTACAAAATATTTCCCACTCCATACTTTATCAAGATTTCCTTGTTTGTTTTCAGGAGCTGGTTCAGGAATTTTAATACTCAGCACTTGACCAATATCGATATCTTGATTTCCGTGAATATTAATAGAAATAGCTTGGTTATAACCATTTACTGAACTTCTTTTGATTTGTGATATATCAATATCAGCATTATCAGTATTTACGCGAATAATTCCAGGCTTATACTCGTTGTATGGATAAAAGTAACCTTCATTTAGATACGAATCTTTTTCGTGATTCTTATAATAATCATAGTCTATAATTTCAGTATTTTTATTTTCAATATCAATATTGTAGTTTCTGCCAAAAAGATACCCATCTCTCAAAGCTCTAGTAATGTCAAATGTTTCTTTGTAATCTATTGATAAAATAGTTTTCATATCCTTAGCGGTATCCGGCATATCATTTGCTGAATTTTGCTTTCTTTGTATTGATTGATTGAGTGTAAAAGTATCTGCTGGTTTGTCTTTATATAGATCAATAGATCTTTCAATTGGCATAAAATTATAAAGACCTTTACTATCTTGATAAAATCTAAATCTTACATCTTTATGTTCATCACGAGCTTTTGATGCCAGCCATTTTAAAGCTTTGATAGGACTCCAATTAGGTATAACAATATTTTTGTTACCTAAGGAACCATCAAAAATGCCAAATTTCTCTGTAGTAGTTTCTTTAAATATTTTCAAAGCAATTTCTCCATAAGTTCCAGAGTATGACTTTGATATTTTTGCAAACTGAGATATAAAAGCAAGTTCAGAAATTGCTTCTAAGATATACGCTCTTTGAGTTGTTAAATTTTGAATTGCAGAAACTTTTGTTACTACGAGTTTATAATTTCTTTTTGTGCCATTGATTGTTATTTGCGTATCAATAGGTAATCCACCTTGTACAGGCATTTTACCCAAAAGATTCACTGCATCGATGATTACGAAACGCATCACATTAGTAGAATCCATAACACTAGCAAATACGTTTATTTCGTTTACTAAACCTGTAATATCTGTTGAATTGTCATCAGTGCCAAGTTTTACGTATTCGAGCTTAAAACTCCCTGGTAGAGTTTGTTTAGCCATCAATTAAACCTTCTAATTCATTTTTTACTTTATTCAAAATAGTTCGCTTTGGAAGAACGATCTTTCTTTTAAGATCGTTTTGTTCAATTTCCCATTGTTCAATAGAAACAGGAGTAAGAGTTTCTGTACCTTTAGAACCGCCCCATGCATCTTCAGTAGAAATATTCGTATCAATCGAATAATCAAAAATAGTATTTGAATCGATAGCACCATAAGTAGAAAGATTTGCTTTAGCTCTTAAAAGCTTTGGCTGTTTTCTCACACCAGTTCCAGTGACAAAACCTCTATATGTAAGGTTTCCAAAGTTATCACTATCTGATAATCCTTTAAATTGTACAAATTCAGTTACTTGAATTCTTGTTAACGTAACATTAGTTCCTGTATCGCTATCATACTGAACTTTATATTTTTGATAGATGTATTCTTCAAATTGGCTACTTGTTTTTGGCCATTGTTCATAAATATTTACAATTTCATTTGCAAGCATAATGCCCCAATGCATATTGACGTCATCATAAGTAAGTTTAGCCAAAGATTCAGGCGTATCACCATCTCTTACTTCATAAAACTCAAAGTTGCTAGCATTTTCTAAAACTTTTTCGCGAAATTTAGGACGTATAGAAAGGTCAGTCATCACGCGACGAACATTATCTGGAAATTGATATTGGATTCTTCTAAAATCTTCAAAATATGCCATTATGATTTATTCCTTGCCATCTTTTTCATCTTGACCGACTGCAGTAAAAAAGTCTTTTGCTTTTTTGTAAAAGTCGTTATTACCTGAAAGAGTGTCGCGATATCTTGGAGTAATTTCTACATATCCTAATTCTAGACCTACATTAATAGGAGAACCATCTGCGTGCAATTGCTGATTTGCTCCATCATTATAGCTAATATTCACACTTTGCAAGAAACATGCGGCTGGCTGATCAAAAAATTCTAGTTTAGTACCTTGTTTATAATAATCGATTTGCCATTGAACTGGAATTTCTAAAAAATTAGCTCCGCCTGGATCATTAGTTCTGCCTGGTAAAGAATAAAAGATAAACGCGTCACAAACTTCTTTAATTCTTTTTGATTCACTTGGGCTTCTTGCAACAAGATTAAACTTATAGCTAAATGTTCTATGTTGAACACCATTAAAAATTTGATATGAAAAAGGATTTAAAACAGCGCCAGTTTCTTTTGCTGATACGTTTTGCACCAATTGCGAGTTTCTTGCCAAATCAGATATTACAGCGGAAGCAATATCAACACCATTTTCTTTAGCAAATCCTAAAAGACTATCAGCGCTTTTTTGACCTATCTGATTTGCAATTTCACTTTGAACTGCACCCATATTTGCTTGATTATAATCTACCTGAACTTGTGATTGAAGATTTTCAGGCAAGTATAAAGATATTGAACCTTGCGGAAAAGCATTATCTTTATCAGTTGTTACACCTGAAGAAAGAAGGAAATCACCAATTTGAATTTTTCCTTTTACTACTTTACCAAGTGAACCAATAGCAGCGCTGAAACTGTCTTGTTTAAAGATGTCGTTGATAGCATCTAAAGAATTTTTTGCTTCATCTCCGATACTAGTAATTGAACCACCAATTTGATCTGATATTTGTGAAAAGAAACCTTTGCCTACGTTTGATTTGTTTTTACCATTACTCTTATTGTACTTAAATCCAGCCTGATTCTGGTGCACCTTCGTGCTACCATAATTTACTTTTTGAGGCCGAAAAGTAATATAATGTGGATCTTCATCACCACCTAGGGTTTCTGGGAAACGTATTACATTATAAAACAGTGGATTGTTCATCATTGGATTAAATACCTTAGTTGTTAAGGTATTTATATTGGCTACATATAAAGGAAAATTTACAAAACTAAAAAACCCTTCAAAGTATGTTGGTGATGCGTCTAAGATTGTGTACCGATCTCTTTGGGAACGTAATGTTATGAGATGGTGTGATCAAAGCGATACAGTTGCTGAATGGGCAAGTGAAGAAATTGCTATACCATACATACACCCTGTAACCTTAAAAAGAGCAAGGTATTTTCCTGATTTTTATATCAAAATGACAGATGGTAGAATTATTGTTGTTGAAGTAAAACCAGCAAAAGAAACTAAGCCACCTATTCCTCCTAAAAAAGGATCTTCAAAAAGATATATTCAAGAACAATCTACTTATGTAATAAATGCTGAAAAATGGGCTAATGCTGAATTAGCTTGTAGAAAAAATAACATCGGTTTTGAGGTTTGGACTGAAGATACTTTAAAGAAAATGGGTATTTTGAATTGGGAAGCTGATAAAACTGTTTTAGCGGCTGAAAGACGTTCTATGTCAAAATCTAAACATTCTTTAAAACCTATTGGTAGAACGAAACCAAAAGTTGGACCGCCTAAAAGAAGATCTTAATTGCTGTACTCATCAGATGCGCCTGGTTTAGTTCCACCGCCTCCAAAGTTAGTATTCGAATATTGTCTATTGTCAATTTGAGCACTTGCTGACATCGCCATTATAGCTTCATTATTTCCAGCAGCTCTTGCTGCAGCAAAATCTTCTTTCATCACTTGTCTTTGTTTTTCACTGCGATATAACTCATCAATCTTTTTATTATAGTCTTTTTGCAAGCGATCGAAATCGTATCTTTCGTTTAAATTAGAATCTCTTTTTAGTTTATCTTCTTCTTGTCTTTTTCTAAGTTTATCGCCAAAAAGACCATCTTCTTTAATTCTTGCAAGATCTTCTTTTAAAAATTTATCATAAATAGTGTAACCAATACCAGCAACAGCAATTGCTCCTAAAAATGCAGGATTTAAGAGAACTGGAATTAAAGCACTAGCTAACATTTTTGGACCAACTGCTGCCATAGCCACAGCTCTTGCTAGTTTACTTACATTAGCAGCTTTTACGAATTGACCAGTAGTTTTGGACTGAAATCTTTTTGTTGTTGGATTGTAACGAACTTTATCTTTTCCAGTACCCGTAGGAACAGCTCCAGATGCCGCTCCAGCAGCTACATCACCAGCAGTCATGGCAGCCATACTAGCACTTCGAGCTGCAAGAGATTTTGTAGCGATCATACTTGCAAGTTTAAACGGTGCTAAGACCAAACTTCTAATAGTGCTGCTGAACACGGCACCTAAGGCAATTGTTGTTAGACCTGCTTTAACACTACCAAAAAGAGTATCAGTAATTAAAGTTTTTAATCCACCAAGAAAACCTTCATCTTCAAAAGATTTAGCAATTGATATGATTTTATTTCTGAATTTATCATATGAAGCAGCAAGCTTTTTAATTGTATCATCTTCTAATCCAAGAAAACCTTTAGCAACATTTAAAATACCAGAAATAATTTTTTGATCTAAAGCAGCTCCAGGTCCAAAAAGCTTTTCGAAGTCTTGAAATCCTCTTACAAACTTTTTAAAAGCAAAAATTCCACCAAGTATAAGAGTGCCAGTTTTTAAGACATCAAAAATAGTTTCAGCGCCTTTTTGAACGCCTCTTCCAACAGAAGATACTGCATTTTTTACAGGATCAGTTAATTTTTTTACAAATTGTCTAAAATCGCCAGGTGTTCCAAAATAATCGTCAAAAGTATTTCTAAAACCATCAACAAACCCAGTTTTAAGTTTTGTAAAAGATTCTGCTAGAGTGGCTCTTTGCCTTTGCTGAATAGTTGCATTTTTATCAGCTTGCTCGTCAAGCTTGTTAACAATATCATCACTATTACGGCCGGTTATAGCTTGTGTTAATTCCTTTACCACAGAATTTGCTTTATCTGCTTTCTTGCCATTGTCTACAAGAGATTGTTTTATATCTTCAAATACTGCTTCAGCCATATTTCTTGCTCTCAGATTCTAATCTTTGGTTCTCTTCATCAATGTGATTCTTTAACATTGCTGAGTAAATATCCCTTTCCCATGGATACATATTTTCGATTTCATCAACACTCCATCCGTGGTGTTGTTTCATAGCAAAGATAAGTCTATAATAGGACGTCAAATCAATATGAGAAAGGGCGATTAAAAAAAACTTTGCATTCCTTCAACCGTGATCTCATTTTGATGTCCACATTTAGAGCACGCAAAGTCAATAGTTTCAGAAAGTTTAGGCATTGTATCGAAAAAGTTTGTAATTTTTTCAAAATCGCCAGAAGTTAATTCGCTAATAATTTCTTCTAGATCTTTTCTATTAGTACTATCGACTGTAATAGTTTCATCACCCCAAAATACTGTTTTTACTGAAGATGCCACCATAGCAAATATTTCTTCATCAGTACCATCAAAAGATAAAGATTCTTTCAATGTCATATATTTCATTTCAAAACCCAGTTCTTTATTAATTTTAATAATTGGGTTATGATCAGGTGATTCTTTAATTTTAATTTCTTTTAGATCAACATTTACTTCAGTGGTTTCTTTGCATTCAGAACATTTCAGTCCTAAGTCAGTTGACTCACCAACAGAAACAGATCTAAGCTTTAGAAAAAGATATTCAATATCAAAAGGTGCAAGTTCGTCTACTTCTACACCTGTAATGCAGTTCTCTACTACGTTTTCGATAGCATTGGCGAGATCAGCACTGTTTTCGCTATTTGCAGCAACCATTAAGTTTTTTTCGTCAGCAACTCTAAACGGTGAAATTTTAACTTCTCTTTTATTGGAAGGAATAACTTCAACATATTCAGGTCTGTTAACCTTAATGCTTTTTAGTTGACTCATTATTTGATTCTCTCATAATTACGATATTTCATCTGCACAGATAATTTTAATAGTGCAGTTTCGCTATTTAGCTCAAAAGATCCAATATTGGTTGGAAATACCTCATTGAATCTATATCTTGCCGTCACTTCACTCATTGAAGCATTATATTTAATCACTTCGACACGACTAATATAATCATTGTAATAACCAGTGGCTACAGAATCTCTATTGTAAATGATATCTTGCCAATTTTCGAAAAATGCTCTTTCTCTTAAGTCTTCAGAGCAGTAAAATTCCATATCTAAATTTCCGTGGTTGTGTAGATATCCAATACTTCTTGGCTCACCATCAGTTTTGTATTCGAATTCAGAAATGTCTCTAGCAGGAATTTGAATATCACTGCAAAAAAGACTAACACCTCTTGTATCTTTGCTTTCATTTGTTAAAGCATAACCTAAAGGTGGAAGATCAGGGTTAAAAGATAGGTTTGATCCGCCAACATTAACATTAAGATTGTTTAAAGCATCTGTTGCACTGTCTAAAGCATCAAAGATAGGTAAATTGATATTTACTCTATTACTGCCGCTACTTAGTGTATTACTAATTGCTTGACCAAGAGCTGTTGCTCCTCTTGGTGGAAATATTTGCATTACCCATTTACTAGATCTTGCTAAACCTTTATCAGAAAACATTTCTGCTTTTAGTTCTTGTATGTTCATCTTCCTCTCCAGACTATTTTGTTACTTGCTTTCTTGAAGTTTTCAAATGGTAGAGATATTGCAATTTCGAAATCTGCCTTTGGCACCTTTGCAAGTTTACTTCTAACATTTGATGCTGAATATCTTTTCAAAGCATATTTGCCCATACTTGATCTACCAAATCTTTCAGCAATTTCTTTTCCAGAAGTAGATTTGACACTTGTTTCAGCTAAAATTCGAGCTCTTACAGCTGGTGGCATATAATGAAGATTTAAACCGTACCACCCATCTCTTGTTATTTCTAAAATAAAAACAAGAGGAAATTTATCATAGAAGTCTAAACGATCTTTATTTTTTGGATCATATTGATATATGAAAAGACCACCAGGTGTAGGTCTTGCAGACTTTAAACCTTGCTGAGCTTTATCAATAGATTTAATTGAACTATCTTTTCTCAGATTACGACGAAACCAGTCAATACTTTCTTTAGTATTTCTTGTCACATTGGCTTTTTTAGCCTTCTCGTCGTATCTTCTATAAATATCTTGTACAGCCATAAAGTATTTATACGGAATGGTATAACTTATTTAGGAGATGAATATGTACTCAACAAATGTTTTAGTTGCTTCAAAAAGAGCTTGGGAAAAACTTAGCTTAATTATTGACGGTGAAAACGCAACAAAGTTTGAATCTTTAGATGATTTTGATAAGTTTTATTCAGTCTTAATAGATAAAATACATGTTGATCCGAAAAATAGCGAGAATTCATAATGCCTACATATACAATGACAAATAAAAAAACCGAGAAGACCGAAGATATGATCTTATCTTATGACGATATGAAAGAAATGGTCAGTTCTGGTAAATGGACTCGTGAGATAACGGCTCCAAAAATCATCGGTGGTACATCAACCGATTCTGGTAAACTTCCTGAAGGATTCAAAGATACTTTACGAGAAATGAAAAAAATTCACCCTCATGGCAAAGGCGCAGACCATTTAGTTTAATGACACCACAAGAAATTTTTTATTATAAACTCAACTGGAAATCTAAATCATACAAAACACGCCTTCATAGCGACATTCGTGGAGAAGGTAAAGCCTTTTGTCGTGAAAATTTTTCACAAGAAAATTGGAACTTTGTAGAATACAGTGATGTTTACGAAGATACTTATGAATTTAAAAATGAAGAAGATGCTAAGAAATTTGCGTTGATGCGACCGGAGTTTACTAATTTATGACACATGTACTAAAAAAAGATGATAGAGAATTTTTACGTTCTACTATTGAAGCAATCAGAGATAAAGTTAACCTAGATTCAGCTGATAAATCTATTGAATTTACCTTGCCAACACCTGTAGAAATCTACGATTATTTAAACAAATGGGTTGTTGGTCAAGAAAAAGCAAAAAAGATTTTGTCTGTAGGTGCTCACAATCATTACAAACGTCTATTGATTTATAAAGATGGCGAATTTGGTGAAGATTCACGTTTAGACAAAACCAATCTAATGTTAATCGGACCTACTGGTTCAGGTAAAACATACATGGTAAAGAAGCTAGCTGAATTTTTAAAAGTACCTTACTACATAGCAGATGCTAATGCATTTACTGCAGCAGGTTATGTTGGTAAAGATGTTGATGCAATGGTAGATGGTCTTGTACAAAATGCTGGATCTAATATCGAAGCGTCAGTAACTGGTATTATCTTTATTGATGAATTCGACAAATTGGCTAGAAACGGTGCTGATGCTTCAGGTCGTAAAGATGTAGGTGGTGAATCTGTTCAGCAAGCATTACTTAAACTTCTAGAAGGTACTGAGATTGAAATAGAAAAAACAACTGGACTTTCTAAATATAGATTTACAATAGACACTCAGAACATCTTGTTTATTGTTGGTGGTGCATTCGTTGGCTTAGATCATATCATCAATAAAAGAACTGAAGAAGATCAAACAAGTATCGGATTTGGTAAGAAAATCGATAAGAAAGAAGTTGAAAAGAATATAATTCATAAAATTACAACTGAAGATCTAGAAAGATACGGTTTTATTCCAGAGATTCTAGGTCGTATTCCACTTGTTGCTACAATGAATGAACTTACAGTAGAAGATTTGGTTTTCATTCTTACAAAAGTAGAAAAAAATCTTATGGCACAATATAAAACATTGTTTGATTATTCAGATATCGATTTAAAAATAGATGATGAAGCCATTAGATTCATAGCTGAAGAAGCAATGAAAAGAAAAATTGGAGCAAGAGGTCTGAAGACTTTGCTAGAAACTATATTGTTAGAATATATGTTTGAGTTAGAAAGCGCTGAAATTAATTTAGAAGAAGCCAAAAGAATTTTGGAAAAAGATGTATAATATCTATTATGTTCAAACATATAGAAATGCAAAAACTAACTTTAAATCGAATCGATGCAGAAGATGGTAGAAAATATGAAACGCCTAATGGTCAAAAGTACCCAAGTATTACGACAGTTCTTGGAGATACTGCAGACAAGTCTGCGCTATTTGCTTGGAAAAAGCGTGTTGGTGAAGAAAAAGCTGCAGCCATTTCTCTTGCTGCTACTACGCGTGGCACGGCAATGCATCAATTATGTGAAGACTACTTATCAAACGAACCCTTATCTGATGATCACGTGGCTGGTAACTTTATGTTCCTTGGAATTCGTCCTGCTCTTGATCGTATTAATAATGTAAGAATGCTTGAAGCATCGCTTTACAGTGATGCTTTAAAAGTTGCTGGTACAGTAGACTGTATCGCTGAAATTGATGGAAAACTTTCTGTAATCGATTTCAAAACATCTAAATCACCTAAAAAAGAAGAATGGATTTCTGATTACTTTATGCAGGCAGCATTTTATTGTGTTGCGTATCATGAAATTTATGACGAACTTCCAAAGCAATTAGCAATTTTAATATCTGTACAAAATGGTACATATCAAGAATTTATGGTTGAAGGCAAAGACATGATTTATTGGGTTGAACGTTTAAAAACTCGTATAGAAATGTATTATAATAAAGTAGAGGAAAGTATTAAAGGATGAATGAACTTATTGGACCTGTAGCTATTGAAAAGCTATTACGCGAAATTACTGAATATTGGGGCGAATCAAAAGCTCCACAAAAAGAGAAAGAACGTATTTTAGAATTAGTTCAAGAATACTATGAATCTCGTAACCTTACTGAATTTGATGGAGTAGTCGCCAATCTTACTAGAGGCGTACTATCTCAGAAAAAACAATTGGAGCTTTTTGATGAAGAAGATAAGTGATAGCGACTTTGCAGCTAAAGTAAAAAAATTACCAGCTGAAATCGAAGAACTTGTCATGAAAACTGGTAGTAATTATATTGAAGCAGTTTTACACATCTGCGAAAAATATGATCTTGAAATCGAAGGCATGAAACCTCTTTTACCAAAAGCAATAAAAGAAAAAATCGAAGCGGATGCATTAGACCTTAACCTATTAAACTATAAAATTAACAAGGTAATATGACTAGAGCAGGATACGACGCTTACATCTTATATTTAGCGTTGCAAAAACATTTTTCAAGCGACTATGACTTTTTCAAATATAATGGCAAAGTCAAAGCATCGGTGAAAGCTTATGAAGATAGGAAAGATGTATTTGCATTTGAAAAGCTAGTAAAGATTATAGATGTAAAAGAAGATCTAACAGACTTCTTTGTATCACATTTTCTAGATGACTCTAAAGCATATATTCGGTCTATGCAAAAAGGTACAATGGATAAATGGCGTGCTACTCTTCGTCAAATGCCATCTCAATTTAGAGAAGATATGTATGCCATCAAAAGATCTGGTCCTGGTAAATGCATGGAAGTAAAAAATGATATTCCAATCATTCATAAAAAAGTTATAGATGGCGAAATAAAAATGGAAAGCGTGGTATTACTTAATCAGTTGTGGCCTTTGATGGACAAACACGAAGCTGAAGTAGATGTTCCATTTGTATGGCCTGACTATGTTAAGAAAATAAGGAATTATAGTCCATTTGTGTTACAGAAACTTGACTATAAATACTACGAAGAGATCGCTCGCGATGTTCTTCTGTCTTAGGCAGACATTAAACTCAACTGAATCGAAACTATGAAATGGAGAAACAAAATATGTCATTCGATGATTATCTAAAAAACCGAAACTCTCAATTCGAGAAGCTTTCACAATCCCTAAAACAAAATACTGAAACCAAGTCATATGATGATGACCGTATCTGGAAACCTCGTATGGGTAAAGATGGTACTGGTTATGCAGTAGTTCGTTTTCTTCCTGGCAAAGATCCAAACAAAACACCGTTTGTTACAATTTATGACCATGGCTTCCAAGGTCCTAGTGGTAAATGGTATATTGAAAACTCTTTGACTACTCTAAGTCAAAATGATCCAGTATCAGAGTACAACTCTAAGCTTTGGAATTCGGGCATCGAGGCAAATAAAGAACTTGCACGTAAACAAAAACGTCGTACTTCTTATTATGCAAATGCGCTAGTCCTTCAAGATCCTAATAATCCGGAAAATGAAGGCAAAGTTAAAATCTTCAAATTTGGCCAAAAAATTTATGAAAAAGTCATGAATGCTATGCAACCAGAATTTGCAGATGAAGATCCAATTAATCCTTTTGATCTAATTGAAGGTGCTAATTTCCGCATCAAAATTAAAATGGTCGGTGGTTATTGGAACTATGACAGTTCTTCCTTTGAAAAAGCAAGTCCAATGAGTGAAGCAGAAGATAAGCTTCGTGCAGTCTATGAATCTCAGCATGATGTTCATGGTCTTGTTGGAGAAGATAAATTCAAAGGTTATGACGAACTGAAACAAAAACTTATGGATGTTCTTGGTGAAACCTATATGGGTGATACACCAGCTCAGCAAGCAGCCATTCCAGTAAGTAATCCAACACCAACGCCTACTGCTGAAACTTCTTCTAGCAGTGGTGATGATTTTGCTCAAGTGTTTGAAACTAAGGATGATGGTAATACAACATCAGCCTCAAATAACGATGATGAAGATCTAGAAGATTACTTTAAAAGCCTAGCTGCTGACTAAAAGTATTTAGTAAATAATAGAAGGTTGTGAAACCTGCTAGGAAAACCCACCAGTTAATCATTTATTGACTGAGTGGGTTTTTTAGTGCTTCTTCGATTTGTTCTCTAATAGATTTTCTAATATCAAGTAAATCTTTTTGTGTAGCAGTTTCTAGAACGTATAGACGTTTTTGTTCGTCTCTTACATCGAGTTTGACATCTCTTAAATCGCCAGTAATCATATTCAGTTCTTGCATTACAATACCAACTTCATTTTGAATAGAATCCATTTTTTCGTTTTGTACAGCTAGACTTTTTTCTATATGAGAAAGATCAGGTGTTTGGAATGCAGCAATTTTTTCTTCCATTGCTTTATAACGGGAATATGCTTCGAAGCCACCCCACATAGCACCACCTAAAGTTGAAAGTGCTGTTATTACCACCATCATTTTACCACCAGTGAACTTTACTCCACCAAATTCTATTTCAGCCATTAGTATTGACTCCTAATAATTTCTTGCATAAGACCATAGTTTGCACTTTGCATTCTGTACAAAGAGTCGGCCTTATCTCGAAGAGTTACATCTTCGTATATCTTACGGTCATTATAAAAGGAAGTCGCATCCGTCAAAGCTTCTGCATAGTATTTATTTAAATTGTTTCCATTAGCAATGTTTTCTAATTGGGTTATTTGTTTATTGAAAATACCAGATTGATTATCTAAATTCTTTTTTCTTACACTTTCAGCCATTTTTTCGGCTAGTGATTGTTCTTTAATTTCAAATTTAAAGTTATCTACCTGTAACGATCCACTGAGTGAAAATGATTGTAGATCTATATTAACACCACTGCTCTGTGCACCCTGTGTATCGTTAGCAAATCCATTTTTCATTTCAGTGAAAGATACTCCTGTTCCAGCAATTGCAGATATCCCTCCCTGCCCACTTTCAAAGTATCCTCCGCTTCCTGTACCTTGTGCAGCCGCGGATTGTCCCGATTCGATACTATTTGATATGATCCCAGCAACAAGACTACTAGCAGTGCCGAGGCCAACACTAAGGCCGATACGAGATCCTGACCGCCTTGTTGTTTTTCCTGATTCTGTTTCTTCGGTTGGAGTTGTTTCGGTAATAACCACCACATCTTCTTCTATCTCCTTATTAGCTTCTTCAATTTCTTTTCTTTCTTCTTGCTCTTCAGCGAGCACTTCTAAATCTTCAATGGCTTCTTTAATATCTTCAGGTATGAACTCATCGAGTTCTGGTTCAATACTAAAACTTTCTTCAAATATAATTTCGTCTTCAAAGACTCTATCAAATTGTGGTTCAAAGTCATTGTATTCATTAATCATAGAGATGTCATCAATAGGTTCAGAGTACATTTCGTTTTCTTCTGTCTTTACGTTACCAAATGCGTCATACTCTTCACCAGTATCTCCTAAACTAAAGTCTTCAAAGGAAGAACTACTCGATGATTCAAACGAGAATGTTTCAAACTTATAGCCTGGACATGTAGATGACCATTGAGAATCTGTCTTACATTGTTCTTCTTCATATGCCATTTGGTAGCCGGGACATTTAGGTGACCACAATGGATCGGCTGAACATTGCTGGTCTTCATAAGCTTTTTCATAGCCTGAACATGATGGGTCATACAATGGATCATAAGAACATTGTTGATCTGTATAAGCCTGTTCATATCCTGGACATTGCTGATTATAGAGAGGGTCTGAAGAACATTGTTGATTGAAGTACGCTTCTTCGTAACCACTACAACTTGGATCATTTAAAGGATTAGAGCAGTCAACATAACCAGAATCATTCCACGTGAAATCTAATTCAGAACCACCTGTAAACAAGCCATCTTGCCTATCGTGAAAAAAGTTCTCAACAACTTCGTCTTCTGATATATCACCAGTAAGACCAGACCATATATCGTGATTGCGAATATCTAATTCATCATACCAAAAATCTATCAAAGCACCGCCAGTTGACGCTTTAATATCCAAGCCAAAAGTATTGTTTGTTTGCTGGTTATAATACTCAAACTGATTATCCCAACTGATAGAAAAAGAATCAATATTATCGGATTGATATGTAATAGAACCACCAATTATGTCTGTCCAAAAAGGAAACAGACCATAATCATGCATTTCTTCTGTAGGTGAATATCCATTACAACAATTCTGAGCATATCCATTATTGTTGCCAAATAATGTCATGCCATTTGTGTAGATTGTAATTTTATCGAATGTTTCGCCAAAATAAGTGAGATCAAAACCTAAGTTAACGGATGTATAAGCATCATCACCTAGATTGATTGTTGTCTGTGCGTTTGCTTTAAAGAAGAACGAGCAACAAAAGACCGCCAATAGTGTATAAAACTTTATTGCCACCTTCTAAGTCCTCTTTAATCTTCACTTCATCTAGAGCATTATCAGGAACTAGTTCTGGATATGCCTTCCAAAGTTTAGCGGCTTCTTCGCCAATCTTACCTTCGAAAGGACATGGAGTTCCTGCCATTTTCATGGCTTTCCATACACGTTCATCTTGACACATTGTAGATACTGCAGCAACTTTCATGCCCATATCATACATTGTCTTAGAGAGTTTAATACGTTCACAATTCATATCACGAACTGCTTTACCACCCGAGATACCAAGAATCTGCGTTTGTACCGCAGCAGATATACCAGTTGTACAAAGATCTTGTGAATAAGATGAACCAATATTAGGTGAAATAGCACTAGGTGGTGGAGACTTAACAGTAGTCTCACTTTCATTCTTATTGTTATTGGTGTTATTTGTTGTTACGCCAGATGTGCTTGTCGATGATGAAGTCGATGTATTATTATTTGTATTTGTATTAGTCTGGTTAACTGTTTGGTCAACACTTGATTCTGATGTGCTGTTCACTGTAGAACTTGAAGTGTTTGTATTTGTATTCGAATTCGTGTTAGTTGAAGTCGAAGTGTTATTATTTGTATTAGAGTTCGTGTTAGTATTCGTGTTGGTATTACTATTTGTATTCGAATTTGTTGAATTTACCGTAGAACTCGTGGTGGTATCATTGTCAATAATAGTATACGTACTATTAGTTCCATCTTGATATGTGTAATCAGGTTCTGCTTTTGCTATTGTTGTTAACGCAAACGTACATACTAAAGAAACAACGACAGCATTAATCGACTGTCTCATCTTTGTTTCCTTTTTTATTTACTGGGCACTATTTACTGGGCACCAGTCTTTTTCTTTTTCTTTCGCCAAGTACCGTCAGGTAGCTGTTCCATATCATCAGTCGGTATTTCAATGTTAATACCCTCATGACTAGTGTGTTGAGGTTCTTTTTTTCTTTCGCGATTAACAATATCATTCCATGCAATCAACAATGCGACTGCTAATGGGTCAAATACAATTACCAATAATATAATTACCCATCTTACTGCATCTTCTAATACAGTGCGACTCGTTTCGCCATAAATTAATTCTGCAATGTACTTAATTGGACCAACTTCAGCTTCTATTAGAATTTGATCTTTACTTAGTACTAGTTTTTCTTCTTCAAGTGAATCAATAGCCTTTTCAGCATTTCTAATTACTAAGGCGAGTTGATCCCTCTCAGGCTTTTGATTAGCTCGCGTAGAAATACTCCCCGAACGGCCTCTGATGCGGTCGTTGTCGATGAGGACTTGCACGGCTTGATCAAGCTGTCCGATGACTTGTTCTGCGTCTCTAATTGCTCTTTGTTCTCTTCCGATTCTGGAGTCGAGTCGTGTGATTTGCACGCTGTTGTCTCCACCGGTAATTCCTTGTTCAATGTGGGCTTTGGAGAGGAATCCAAAGATTCCCATTGAGGTGATGAACATGAGGAAAGCAACAGCAAAAGTAAGATAAGCCCTAAGCAATTTAGGAGCTTCATGCCAAAACCTGTGTAAATATGTAACTGCAACCAGTTTACCGGTTTCAAGAACGCCTCCCATTATGATTACAGGAATTGCTGCTGCTGCAAATATTGCAGCCAACCCTGCGATTGAATACCATGCTGCAACTGCAGACACTGATAATGCTGTTAATAAAAGTAACCATTTCATACCCTATTTATACGATTGGAGGAGGCGGTGGCAATCCTGAATTCTGTTTCTTAGATTTTGGTGGTGGTGGCGGTGTAAGATTAATTGCAGCTTGAGGTTGTGGTCTTGTTTTTAATTCTTCTGCATAAGCCATCTTCATCATATCTTCTGTTGGCCATTTGACATGTCCATTTTCGATATAATGCATTCCTGGAACTGTTATAACATGATCACCAATCTCGAGATTTAAGGAAACATTTGCACCATCATCTCCATGCTTTTTCTGTTCTCTTAGTGCAGCAATTCTAATTTCTATTACTTGTTTTGGATCTAACAAATCTGGAAAGATGATGTTTTCTTGACCAGAAATTTGACGCTCTAAAGAAGCACGTTCATCATCTGGATTCTTACCATACGCTAATTGTTTATCTTCATCAGTAATTTGTTTGATGTCTTTTAAATCAGCATCGTTTTCTAAGTGATCAATAAGATTATCAAAAGTAATTTGATGCCAATTATCAAAGCCAACAAGACGTGGAGGAGACTTATCTAGAAAAGGATTTACGTGATAAAACTCTGTATCTGGAAATTGTTTAATGATCCATTGAAAACGACGTTGCCAATTCCTAAATGTTGGTGCACCATTCTTAACATCATCATCTTCATGGAGCTTCGCATAATGCTTTTCACCTTCATATAGATTGTTCATAATACCATTGTTATCAGGAACATTTACATCTACAGGAGAATCAAGACCAAAAAAGTCGTTACCAATTAAAAATATCTTTTCACATTTATGAGTATGAGCAGCAATATATGTAGCTGATGGACCAGCTGCAAATTTTTCAGGTGTAGGAATTTTCTTTGCACCTGAACCAGGCTTTGAAAACCATGTATAGAACCAATTAATTCTAGAGTATCTTTCGAACCTTTTAAAAATTGTTTTAGTCATAGGTTCATCAGAAGCTACTAGTACATGTGGTCTAAACTCTTTTTGAAAGAACCAGTTACAGGCATAGATTTTACCCCAATCAGCAAGTTGTTTGATATCAAGTCCTTTGCGACTTGTACCATTGCCAATGACAAAACCATAGCCACCAAGAGGCAGTTGAGGCTTTTGTCCAGGAGGTTTTTTGATTTTAATTTTACGCATTGGTTACCTCATGATATAGATTATATTTATGCTCTTTGTTTTTGTGGTTTACGGAACTTGTCACTAGTTCCAAGCATAACTCTTTCCATGATTTTAGTAATTTCATTCTTATCAAGATGACGTAAGTGAGAAACTGTAGTCATGTACTTAATGCATTCATCTACATTTTTGACTTGATGAATGTAAATTGCTTCTTCAATTAGTTCTACAAGAAGTTTGTAGATAGATACTTTTTTAGCCATTATTCTTCTCCAATTTCATTAAGAATATAGTTATAGATATGTTTCCATTTCCAGAGTCGAGGAATACCATCTGTTACGTCTAGATCGTTATTGTAATCATGAGCGATAATAATCGGATCAAGTCCTACTTTTAAACCATCCATAGCGTTTTCGATTTTATCTTCAATCCAAAAACATTTAGTATCAGAATATTCTGCAAGATCTTTTAGCTTTGACCTACCAGTATCTTGGTAGATAAATTTTGTAAAGATATTTTTACCAAACAGATATTCTAAGTTTTTCTCTCTAAGCATTTGCGGATGCCTATGATTCGAGAGAGCGGTAATACAGTGAAATTGAAAACCATGGCGTTCATGAAGACGCTTAAGGTAATACACTGCATCTCTCAGCGGTGGCAGAAATCCAATCACTGCAGAGTTGTTGAACTCTATGACATAACTTTCAAAGTCTTCTGCAGACATATCATAGCTTCCAGCAATTTCGTATTGATCTGAGTCATTGCAAGTCAGATTGTGATGTGTTTCCATCCATGTTTGAAATGCAAATTTCCAATCTAAGAGGACGCCATCGCAATCGACTAAGATAATCTTTTCTCTCATTAAGTTCTTCATATTAGGGTTATACTCTAAAAGAGAATTAATTTACAAGGTGAAAGTGACGATCATAAACGTGAAGATTAGCAACTTGCCATACGATTTGCCCAGGATCAACACCTAAGTCTTTGGCTAGCTGAACCTGTACGTATTTTTGCCAAGCATAATCATTCTTATATCCAAATACAACGTCATTAGAACGCATCTGAACATTAGCATGCAATTGACCGTTGCGAATATAATAACCAACAGCATTTGTACAAATAAAATCATTTTTGCCATTGTCATTAAATTCTGTCCAGATAGAAGGACGATTATAAATCATTTGACCTCGACGCGAATCAGGATTCTGTGTTAGTTCATCAAGAACACGGTCATATTGATTGTAGAATTTATCATCAAAGATAAGGTAACCATAGTTAGAATTGATTTCACCATGCTGATTAGCAGTTGCTGTCCAAGCTGATGGTGGTTGCTTACCTTCTTCTTCATAGATATCATAAATGTTTGTTGATTGACTTAGATACCAATCGATTTCTGAATTGATATAAGTTTGATTGGGTTCTCCAAAAATAGATTGCTCATCAGCTACAAAACATGCTCCAATCATCTCAATGGTCTTACCACCATTACGATCTTTGGTATAGTTTTCATGAAGTAACTCATTAATAAAATGAGCTCGAACATCACGAACTGTGGGTAACATGCTATTGTTTCCGAGTCGTGGCTTGGGAGAGAATTCCAGTATTTCCGCCATGGTTTGGTGCTTTCCATCCCGCAGGTTTAATAAGATCCGGAAGGCCCAGCGGGTTTGGACGTTCTGGTTTGATACCAACTTCTTTAGTTACATTTGCTCGAAGTACTTCATTCCATGCTTTTGTAGCATCTACTTTAAACAAGTCAAGTGTACCAATTGCTACAACACAAAGGTCAATAAGACCATCTACAATTTCTTCTTCATCTTTTTCTTTAAATGCTTTGAATGTTTCATCTAGTTCTTCTTTAAGAAAAGCTAGGCGAAAAATAAGAAACTGATGAAGTTGTTCTTCATCTAAATAAGATACAGCTTGTCTCACACCATGATGGTTGTGAAAGTTTTCCATATCTTGTACCCAATTATCTGACATCTACATCTCCAATATATATCATTACTACTAACAATAGGATTATACCAAAATACCAAATCATTTTTTGGATTCCCAAATTGCACCCAATACTACGATCACACCTACAATACCAACTGCCCAAATAAAATTATTAATCATTTGCAGTATCCTACACATTTCTGTAGTTTAAGAAAGAGTTGGTTCTTATAGTACTCATCATCAGGATGAAAAGTATCACTGACATGTGATAAACCAGCATCCATCTCAAGTGTGTCGCTAAACTTCCACTTACCATAAATCATGCTATTGGTTGACATGTCTTTAATGAAGTGAACGTCTGTGTTACTATCACGTCGACTGATACCATCGGCATCTTCTTCAAACTTAAATCCCATAATCAAACCACTGTAAAGGCCTTGAAACTCTGCTGCTTTGGTTTCATACACAACGCATGATGCCAATAGTAAACTTAATGCTAATACTCTAATCATTAATCAATCCACTTATCAATTTTCTTTTTACCAATATACAATATCGCTAACCAGATGGTAAACAATATACCATCAAGGTAACTAAGTTCGTTCCACGCATTAACTAAATCCATTAGAATTTATACCCCAATGTAATGTATGATACGCTATATTCTTCTTCAGCATCATCAGTGATATACAAATCTCTTACTTTGAAAGTTGTATTTGTAGACAACTGATAGCTGATAATCATTTCGTTCTTTGTAAGTTCATGGACATTCGATCCATTCTCAAATAAGTACTTGTTAGTAAATGACCACTTACTATCTGGATGTTGGTATCTTACCCAAGTAGAATTACGCCATACAATCTCACTATATTCTTCAGTTCCCATTTGAGTCAATGTAACTTCGTGAGACATTTTCCATCTATCATTACGAAAGAACTTCCAACCCCAACCAACACCAGTGTGTGGACGGAACTCACCAATATCACGATTAGCATTGTGATTGAAACCAAAGTTTGCGATACCATAATGTGTGGGTGTGAAGTTTAGAATAAATTCATACTCACCATCAGCACGATTAGTAAGGTCTTCACCACCTACTTGTGTCTTGTATAGATTGGTTTCTGTCTCAATCTGAAAGTCTTTACCTTCTGGTTCCCAGTTCCATTTCTGATGAACATTCAAGTTCTTAGTATTACTGTCTTCCACTTTGTATCCAATATCAATAGAACCTTTGTTTTTAGCAGGTGCTTCTGTAGTACCTAAACCTAGAATAGCTAAACCAATTAAAGGTGTAGTGATGTATTTCATCTATTTACTTTCTTTCTCTAAATCGTGAACATATAATGCAATTAGACCATAATGAAGTACTTTCATAAGGTCTTTGCGGTTGTAACCGTCTTTTTTACCATAACGCTGAGCATACTTCATAATATTACCAATTGTAAAGCCTTCACCATGCCCACCATCGATGATAAACTCTGTTGCTTGAAATTTATTTACTGCGTAATGCTCACCATATGTATCATTAACATACTTAGTAAGCTGACCAAGAAGTTCACCTTCGTTATATTTGTAATCGATCATTCCATATTCCTCAGGTGTAATTGACATAGTTTCTGATGGTTTACTCATTTGAGAACCTATCATCTGCATCTTTACCTTCTTGCATTTGTACTAACAAGATCATAATTTGGGTGGCTGCATGAGCAACATGAGACATGCCAGATTCTGGATCAATATCTTCACCTTGCCAAAATAGCATAAGATGTCTTTGAATAGAAGAATAGGTGCGAGACCAATCAGTGTTATTAGCATCTCTACGCCAGTCATTTACTGCATACTTTTCTGCACCAAAAGCAAATACATTAGCAATTTCTGTAAGAGCTTCAGGTGGAATGAGTGAAATTGGGGCTTTGTTTTTATCGAACTTCATGATATTTCCTATGCAGATTTAACAGTACTTCTAGATTATACTTTTTCAATTTGATTTTTTTAGATCTAAGTTGATTAGTCCAATTGACATGACTTGGATATTGATCGATGTAAAACAGTTTTGTGAGTGTTTCACTGTCACATCGATTAACAATACGATCAAGGTCAAAGAGTGTTGGCTGATTTTCTTTTACATTTGCACGTTTAAGGTTCTCGTATGCATGTGCATGAAAATCTCTTACATACATTCTAAATGGTGCTGAATAACCACAATTAAAGCAATGACATACTAAGCTATTATTCTTAGCATCTACCCAGAATCTTGCTTTACGCTGATTTGTTGTACTATCACCGCATACTTGACAAGACCAGTTCCAAGAGTACTGATTTTTCTTGCGATAATTACGAACTTCGTATTGAAGTCCATCAGCAACAATCATTTCTTCATGTTGACTCATGATAAATCCTCTTCTGGAACATTCCTTCTTGTTGACTCATGATAAGTCCTCTTCTGGA